GGTGTAAGTATTCAATAGACCCGTTCCCTTGATCAGGTCAAGGGGGGTCAAATCAAAAAGGCTCTTGCATTATTACCTAAATGAGACCTATAAGTTATTTGTCTAACCCCGCCAAAGAAAGGCATTGAGATCATGCAACCTGTCACCGAAAAAGAACTCATCAGCAAAGCCGTAGCTCCTCGGGTTACTGAAGTAGCTTTGCTGGATAATATTAAAGCTGAATACTGCTTTAATGTTTTACGTGTACTAGAACAAGGTAATATCGCAGACCCGGATAACCAAATCCCTCTGACTCCGGAACTGGGCGTCCTCACCTTCTGCGTTCTGGTTCTGAAGAATGGCTTCACTGTTACGGGACAATCTGCCTGTGCAGACCCGAACAACTACAATGCAGATATCGGTAATCGTTTGGCTTACGAAGATGCCAAGAAAAAGGTTTGGGCTTTCATGGGGTATAGTCTTCGTGAGGACCTATACCGTTCTAGTGCTGATACATTCGTTGGTCAAATGCAAAAGGAAGCCGCAGAGCTTGAGGACAAGCTTGATAAAGCCAAGATGTTTACTACCACACCTACGTTTAGTGCCTTGGACTGGGAAGCCCAGCAACTCCATCGTCAGCAGATCGTATCTATGGAGAGCTACTTGACCATCCTCAAGAAGCGGATTGATTACTCACATAATTATGTTAGTAATTGTTAAAAGAAAAGCCCACGGTGTAAGGAGCACCGTGGGCTTTAACCTGACCTGAGCTAACCCATCAAAACTCGATCAGTACGGGAGTCTTGTGACTACAACCGTACACAATCAATACGATGAATATCTACTCTAGATCAAGAGTTAAATTATGAGTGTTCCTTCTGCTCCCTTCTCATCTCCTATTCCGGTTACGGATGAAGATCTGTTGACACTCGAAGAGGTCAAGAGCGCTGTACCTACTACTCTTAGGGCATCTATTACCCAGGATTATGTAGATAAGCTTAATGGTATAACTACTGACCCTATTGTCAGAGATCATATCCAAAGGAACTTTGTCAGCTATACAGCTGTGCTGAAAGAAGGCAAGTTCAAGACAGACGATTACCTTGCAGCCGTTGCCTTCGTGAGCTTTAAGCTCATGGGCTATACAGATAAGGACTCATATGCCAAGACGTTCCCAGATCGCTACACGGCATTGGTGGCGAACGGCACACCCGAAAAAACGATATCGAGCTACGTCTCTATTTATAAGAAAGGGAAACTGGTCAATCTTATTCTTGAGCAGTCGCTCGTTCCTTCTTGGGTACTCAATCAGCATATGTATCAAGAGGCGCTTAACGTCCAATTCGAACTGATGCGCAGTGCTGATAGTGAGAAGGTACGAACTGAAGCAGCGAATAGTTTGCTCACCCATCTAAAGAAGCCAGAGGCTGCAAAGGGTATTAACATCAATCTAGGTGAACAGGACCAGCAGGGCATGGCTGCACTGACTCAGGCTATTACCCAATTGGCTCAAACCCAAAAAACGGCAATTGAGATGGGAACCATGAAGACCATTGACGTAGCTGCTTCAAGATTGGTTCATGCAGAGGAAATCGAAGAATGACCACCATCCTTGTCAAGAAGACTCTTGATGACTGGTTGAACAACGTGGACTACACGGACCTTGCTAACGGAACTTACGTTCCCGGCGAGTTCTCCTTGTTTTTCATGAACTTTATTAAACTAGTTAATGGCAATAATCCGGAAGATAATAAAACTCCTCCGGTCCATCTACAGATGCTTGACCGTGCCTGCTCTGGTTCAGAGAATGTAGCGAACCTTATCTTTCGTGGTGCTGCCAAGACCACCCTGTTCATGGAATACTTCTACCTGTTCCTTGCTACATTTGGTTGGTTACCAAATTTCGGACCAGTTGAGTCTATGCTCTATGTCTCTGATAGCATGGAGAATGGTGTAGCCTCTGCCAGAAAGAATACTGAGTTTCGCTATGACAACTCGGAATTCCTTCAGGAATGGGTTCCGGAGATGCACTTCACAGAAAAGTATTGGGAGTCAGCCAATAAGGATGGCCAGCGATTTGCTGCCAAACTATTCGGTGCTAAGACCGGTCTTCGTGGTACAAAGATTTTTGGCAAACGCCCTAAGCTTGTAGTGCTCGATGACTTGATGTCGGATGATGACGCTCGATCTCCTACGGCAATTCAGTCGATCAATGATACGATTTACAAGGGTGTTCGCCACGCTCTCGATCCAACAAAACGAAAGGTCATCTTCAACGGTACGCCGTTCAATAAAGAAGATCCCCTCGTTACTGCTGTTGAGTCCGGTGGTTGGGATGCTTCGGTGTATCCTGTTTGTGAACAGTTCCCCTGTGCAGAAGAAGACTTCGTAGGGGCATGGCCTGACCGCTTTCCTTACTCACGTATCAAGGCTGAATATGATCTGGCTGTAACAACAGGTCATGTAGCATCCTTCATGCAGGAGCTTATGCTTCGATTGTCCTCTGATGATGAACGTCTGGTACAAGATGCAGAAATCCAGTGGTACTCTCGCGTCAATCTCCTAAAGCGTAAGAGCGCCTATAACTTTTATATCACCACGGACTTTGCCACCACGGACAAAGAACGTTCTGACTTCTCGGTGATTAGTGTATGGGCGTATAATGCTAATGGTGATTGGTTCTGGGTCGATGGTATCTGTGCAAAGCAGACTATGGATAAGAACATCAATGATCTATTTCGACTAGTAGCTATGTATCGTCCGCAGTCTGTTGGTGTTGAAATCTCAGGTCAGCAAGGCGGCTTTATTAAATGGCTACAGCAAGAGATGCAAAATCGAAATGTGTGGTTCACCTTTGCTTCGAATTCGAAGTCTAATGAGCCAGGTATCCGTCCTGTTACTAATAAACTAGAACGCTTTAATATTGTTGTTCCTTGGTTCAAATCAGGAAAATTCTACTGGCCTGAAGAATTAAGAACCAGTGTGATCATGGGCCATTTCCTTGGGCAAATAAAACTGGTAACAATTAACGGGATCAAAGGTAAAGACGACTGCGTAGATACCGTCTCAATGCTTGGGTACCTCACACCTTGGAAACCGTCTGACGACAGCGGCAACATCAAAGATGAGGATGGGAACAACGTCTTTGAGGACGATGTACCAGAACCAGAGAACAGTCCTTTACAGTCATATGTTGTCTAATCGGAGTAGTAATAATGAAGCTGTCTGAATTGTTCTCTCAGCTATCGATGGGTGAGTTGTCCAACCTTGCGATGAGCAATGAAGGCGATGGAACGATTATGGATAAATGGAAAGGCAAGTTGGTAGTGAATATCAATTCTGCCCTCCTTGCCATCTACTCTCGTTTTGAACTTCTAAGTAAAGATGTCTTGATTGAGTTGTCTGGGAACAGGACTCTATATCCTTTAGAAGCTCGCTTCGCAGAAATGAATGATGACTCCGCTGAGATAGAGAGATTTATCAAAGATGGATTACATGATAAATTTACTGATGATGTTATTCAAATAACCAGTGTTCAAGATTTTACAGGGTATCAGTTCCCTATTAATGACGTGGAACACCAGTACTCTCTTTTTACTCCTCAGCCTCACGTACTACAGGTTCCTCGTCCTAAACTAGGAGTGGCTTTATCCGTTGGGTATAGAGCACGTCATCCTGTTATCAAATGGGACATTACGGATAACGAACGTGAGAACCAAGAAATAATATTGCCTTTCTTTTTTGAGGATGCTCTGCACAATTATGTTGCTGCCAAGGTCTTTAGTTCTATGACCGGCCAAGAACATGTAGCCAAAAGTCAAGAGCTTATGAGCTATTATGAATTGAATTGTGTTAACATTGAAGATAAGGATTTGGCTAGTCAGACGATCTCGACCACTAATACGGTCTTCCATAAGAGAGGGTTTATTTAATGGCTTCCCGCAATACTTTTCAAACCCCTTCTGGAGCAATTCAACCGGAACTGGTTGTGGATAAAATTCTCCGCACATCTTACGATGTGGTCAAATACGTTGCCTCCAATATGGACAGTATCAAAACTGTAGGGGATAACGTAGATAGCCTTGCTGAGATTATTCCTTATATCCCTCAGTTTCCTGAAATCGTTGGAGCCAAGGATCAAGCTGTAGAAGCAGCCGGTAGAGCCGAGACTGCTCTTGCAGCCGTTGAAGCTATTCAGGAAGATTTGCTTTCAGACATCACTGCAAATGCAAGTATGCTTCCTCCCGGAACTGCTGCAACAGCTGATTATGATCCAGAAACTTCTATTCTGCATTTTGGTATCCCTGCTGCTCCAGTTAATTCACTGGCTATTGGCACGGTCACTAACGGTCCTGCTGCTGCTACGATCACCGGTGAAACTCCCAATCAGATACTGAACTTGACTCTTCCTTCTGGGCAGAGTTCATGGACACCGATTTTTGCGAACGTTATCTCTGGTGCTCGTATCGTCCAACAGGTGATTAACTGGATAGGCGGTACCGGTGATAAGCCAACGATAGGATTGTATGTTTCCCCTGATGGATTAACGGCAGATATTGCTCTTGCTACTAATATCAGAGGTGCTTCTGGTTCTGGTTCAGGTGATATGCAATCTGCCACCTACGATCCGAACAACATCTCAGCAAACGTGTATGATCGTGGAAATCATACCGGTTCACAGAGTATGTCCACTATTACCGGACTCAATACTGCAATAACTAATATCAATAACACCTTGGCAGATAAACAAGATGCTTCTGCTAAGGGGCAGGCTAATGGTTACGCAAGTCTGGATAATAACGGTAAGGTACCCCTGTCTCAGATCAATGAGTCCTTGATTGGTGCGATGAATTTCAAAGGTCTATGGGATGCAGATACAAATACTCCTGCAATACCTATTGCCGACGCAGCAAATAAAGGCTGGTATTATGTTGTCTCTGTAACAGGCACTACCCCTATCGATGGAGTCTCTGATTGGTCTGTTGGTGATTGGATTGTATCCAACGGAACTGCATGGGATAAAATTGATAGCTCTGATCAGGTTACTTCTGTAAATGGAAAAACTGGTTCAGTTGTTCTGAATAAATCTGATGTAGGTCTTGCGAATGTAGCAAATAAATCTGAAGCTGATATGGTGGCTTCAGGAGCCATTGCAGATGCTTTGGCGGATAAAGCTACTACCGAGCAAGGGGACAAAGCAGATACAGCACTTCAGCCTACTGACGTAGGCACTGCTGCTGCTAAGAACTTCTATTACGGAACTTCAGCACCTACCGATGATTTCGGTACAGAAGGTGACATTTACTTTAGGTACGAATGATGGGTGAGACTTTTGTAAACATCTCTAATGCAGCTCGCAAAGTTGCTGATGCATACCGTAAAGAGGGGGGTGTATGGGTTCCGGCAACGGAACTCTACGCCTCTATTTCTGGTGTTGCAAAACAAGTATTCATTGCCGAGGTCACAGTTGATGCTGGTGCATTGGGGATCCAGTCCCTAGAGTCAATTTTTAACGGGTATCAAGCTGGTCTATGGGCGGCTAATACTAAGAAGAGACTGAAGGTTGCTGTTGATCGTGGACCATTACAATGGACTACTGATTTCGGCGGTGATCTCGTAATCGAAGTAACCCCTTCCGGTAGCATATCCGGACTCTCAGGAGCAGGTTCCACTTCCCTTGGTTCCAGTGGTGTTGCCGGAGGCGATGCCCTTATTATTGGTGGCGGAGTTACTAAGAAGGCTACCATTAGTAATGAAGGGGTTATTCGAGGTGCCGGTGGTGGCGGTGGCAAGGGGGGTACAGGTGGTGCTGGTGGTCTTGGATATAGAACATGGGTAGTGTCTGAAGGACCTATCTATAATTTCGATAGTTCTTATTTTTGGGTACAAGATGATAATAATAATGCTTGGGAAGCTTGGTGGGGCGGGCGTCAAGGCATGGGTAGCGGTATACCCAATTCTGTCGCAATAGGTGCAATTACCTACTATAAAGGTTCTCAAAATTATTATACAGGCGGAGTTGGTTATTACGCTATTTCCCGTACATATTCTGCTGGTGAAAATACCCCCGGTGGTAATGGAGGTGCTGGTGGTAACGGCGGTCGAGGTATTGGTTACGGTGTATCTGCTACCAATGGTCTAGGCGGCTCAGGAGGCGCTCCAGGAGGAGAGAACGCAGGTACTGGGGGTACAGGTGGCTCAGGCGGAAATGGCGGTAACTGGGCTTCTCCGGGCGGTGTAGGCAACATTGGTAACACAGGTGGAAATGGTAACGCTGGTAACGGATATGGTGGAGGCGGAGGCACTAGCGGAGGTGCTGCTGGTAAAGGTATTAGTGATCTCACTAAAGTCATTTACACAGGTTCTGGTACACTGCTAGGTAACTCTATCTAATAAGGTAAGTAATTATGTCGGGTAATCCTTTTGGCGGAGATTTTACAGACGATGGGTATGCAGAGCCTTCTGCCCCATCTATACCCGCCGGTAATGTCCAACCAGAGTTAGTCGTAGATAGAATTCTCCGTACCTCTTATGAAGTGGTAAGATACGTTGCTCAGCATATTCAGCAGCTAAATCTGATATCGGCTCAGATAGATGCTCTTATAGATATCCAACAAAATTTGGATAATCTACAGGGTATTATTGATAATATTACTGATATAAAATTGGTGGCAGAAAATCTGGATAGTGTAGAGCAAATTGTATCTGCACTTCCGGAACTTGTTGCTGTTTATTCTAATCTGGATGAGCTTCTCCAAATCATTCCTCAGACAGAGGAACTAGTTCAATCTGCTCAAATTGCTTTAAATGAGACCATTGAAATACGCGATGGTCTCCTTGCCGATATTACAGCCGAAGCACAAACCCTTGATGTAGGAGAACAAGCAACTGCTATCTATGATCCAGTAACCAAGAAGATCACTCTCGGTATTCCTGTTGGTGCAACAGGTCTGGATGCATGGACTGCTGTAGTCTCTAATGTAATGGACGGCCCCCGTGCAGTTCAGAGAGTAGTGGATTGGTTTGGTGGGTCTGGTGTCAAACCCCCTGTTGGAATGTATATTAGTGAAACAGGTTACACTCATAATATAGGTGAAGCTACTAATATAAGAGGGGCTTCCGGTACAGGTACCGGAGACATGCTAAGTGCATTATATGATCCTCAGAATATTAAGCAGGATGTGTTTGATCGAGCGAACCATACTGGTTCTCAAAGTATGTCTACAATAACCGGACTTGAGGACGCATTTTCTCTTTGTGAGAAGGCAATCAATAAAGGTGCATCAAACGGTTACGCATCTCTGGATATAAATTCAAAGGTCCCTTTGTCTCAAATTAATGAGGCGTTGATTGGAGCGATGAATTACCAAGGTACATGGGATGCTTCTGCAAATGATCCAGAAATTCCAGCAGCATCGCCTGCTAACAAAGGGTGGTATTATGTGATCAATACCCCGGGTACCACCATTATTGATGACTTTTCTGAATGGTCTCTCGGAGACTGGATTGTTTCCAATGGTTCCACTTGGGATAAGATTGACAGTTCGGACCAAGTTCTTTCCGTTAATGGTATGGTTGGAACAGTTGTATTAAACAAATCCCATGTAGGATTGGAAAACGTACCTAATAAAACTGAAGCACAAATGGTAGAAAGTGGCGCTATTGCAGATGCTCTTGCTACTAAAGCGACAAGTATACAAGGCAGTAAAGCAGATACCGCAGTTCAACCAGGTGATCTTGGTAATGCTGCTACTAGTAACTTCTTTTATGGGACTGGGGTACCTAGTGACTCTTTTGGTTCAGATGGTGATCTGTACTTCCAGTATGATGCGTGATGGCAAATACATATATTAGAGCAGCCTCTCAGGCTAAAAAAGTCAACAGGATATACCGTAAAGCAGGTAGTCTTTGGTTACCTGTTAATTCTCTATTTTCCATGATCCCTTCTCTTGGGGTATCTAAGAAAGTATTTGCCAGTGAGATTGTCGTAACCATTACTAGTAATGGTACTGAGGTAATCTTTTCTAATTTATTTACTTCTGAAGAATGGGCAAGCGATACAACTAAAATCGTAAACATAGCTTCTGGTGTAACAATTGTAGGTAATGGATTGGATTGGGCTGCTGCAATTCAACCCGGAGGCCAAGCTGTTACTTGGGGCGGTTTGCTTATAATTAATAATTACGGGTCCATATTAGGCAGGGGTGGTGCACCAAATGGCGGTCGTGGTGGAAATGTAATCTATACAGATCCTGCGGTAACTTGGTCTAAAAAGCCTGTGTTCAATAATTACGGTAACCTATTTGCTGGGGGAGGTGCCGGAGGTGTTGGAGGAAATGGTGGAGGTGGTTATTGGACTCAAGAATTCTGGGAAGGGTGGGCTTATGACGGCTCCTCATATGTATTCCGACAACAGAATAGTAACAACACTGCTTATGCTGTATGGGGTGGAGCTAATAAAGGAACCGTAGGCGGCTCTGGTACCACTGAATATGATGGTAATGATGGCTGGAGATATTATAGAGGTGCCTATCGAGATCAGCCTATTTCCGGAAGTCTACGTTATGAGGTTGGTCGTAGACGTTGGCAGAATAATTACACATCAGGTGGAGCCGGGGGAAATGGCGGTAATGGTCAGGGTTCTAATCAGAACCGATCTAACGGTATAGGTGGCAGTGGAGGTGGTACGAATGCTGGTACTGGCGGTACCGGAGGTAATGGCGGTGATTGGGGCGTAGCAGGTTCTGCTGGTAACACAGGTGGTAGTGGTAACAATGGCGGAGGTGCTGGTGGACAGGCAGGAGGACTAGCAGGTATTGTATATCGCTCTGCTTTGATTACTATGAACAACTACGGTGACCTTAGAGGAAGGGTTACATAACTAATTAGGAGAGTAATGTGAAATTCACTGCTCATGAGATTAATGAAGTAAAGAAAATTGCTTCCTCAATTAATGTACCTCACCTTGCCCTTCTAGCTGTGGTTCAGGTTGAAAGTAATGGCGTAACGGGGGAGACAATTAATGGTCGTCTTGAACCCCTTATTCGTTACGAGGGTCATTATTTCGATAAGCTCTGTGATCCAAAAATCCGTGAAGCTGCTCGAAAGGCTGGTGTATCCGGCCCCAAGGCTGGAGGGGTTAAAAATCCCGCTAAGCAGGTGGATCGTTGGAAGCTTGTTAAGCGTGCTGCTGTTTTTGACCGTAATGCTGCCTATTCATCTTGCTCCTACGGTGTAGGTCAAGTGATGGGTTCTCATTGGAAGTCTCTTGGCTATTCTTCTTTGGATCAAATGATTGAGGTTGCCCGATCTGGCCTCGTTGGCCAGATTGAAATCATGGCCAGATTTATCAAGAAGAATGGTCTTGATAAACACCTACGTGCTTTGGATTGGTCAGCATTTGCCCGTGGTTATAATGGCCCGAACTACCGCGTGAACAAGTACGACACCAAGATGGCAGCGGCTTACCGTACCCTCGGTGGTGAAGCTACTCTGCCTGATAATCGATCTGGATATCTTCGTCTTGGCTCTCAAGGTGCAGGCGTTCGTGATTTGCAGGCTATGCTTAATCTGGCAGGCTACAAAGTCGCTATTGATGGTGACTTTGGTGATGCAACTGAAAAGGCTGTAATGGCTTTTCAAAAAACTCATAAGCTCTTGGCAGATGGCATTGTTGGACCCAAAACACAAACAGCCCTTACGGCTGTTCGTGATGTCGCACCGGTCAATGCTGGTCAACAAAAGCTGATTGATATTGATCAAGTTAAAAAGGGCGGTGCTATAGCAGTTGCTGTACCTACAGCTGTAAATACCTTGAAGGATGAGCTTACTTCCCTAGTGGAGCAGGTATCTCCTTATGCTTATCTCAGTAAGATTACTGATATATTGCAGACAGGTATTGCTATCCTCACAGTAGGTGGTATCGTGGTTGGTGTAGGCTATGCTGCTTATGGTTGGTTCAAGTCTCGTAAGAGTTATACTGGAACCAAATCAGATACTGCGCTTCTGTTTAACAGCCAAGGAGAGGAAGATCAGTTGATTCTTCCTGCGCTTTAATGAAACTTTACATCATTACTGCACTAATAGGAGCAGTCATATTTATGGCTGCTATTGAATACGGTAAACATCTCTCTACTAGGGATGCCGCCATCAATGCCCAAAAGCAGGTGATTATACAGGGTAAAACAAATGATAAAATCAGTAATTACTCTGATAATGATTTCTGTACTACCGTTCTTGGTGGTCAGTTGTCAGAGTCTGGGGAGTGTAAGTAATCCGTGCTCTATTCTCAGAAAACCTCCTACTCTTCAGTCTGAGACGAAGACAGCAGTATTTAAGGATAAACCGTTTCTTCATTGGTTCGCGAAAGTCAATGAGGATGGTAAGGCACGGAAGTGTTGGTAAGGGGGCGAAAGCCCCCTTCCTTATTTTGAAACAGGTGCTTTAATTGAGTCGTGGCTTTGGCAACCAATCAATTCAATATCTGCCGGTTCGAGATCGAAAATACCCCGAGCAGGATCAGCCCATACCTTGATTCTCGGTAGTTCCTTTGGTTCACGCGAAAGCTGGATACCGGCTTGTTCCCGGTGATTATCATACAAATGGTAGTTACCAAATGTGTGCACTAATGCACCGGGCTTGCGCCCTACTTCCCTCGCAATGAGAATAAGTAGTAGCGCATAACTTGCGATGTTAAATGGGACACCCAAGAACCAATCAGCAGATCGCTGATAGAGTTGGACATCAAGTTCACCTGTTGCTCTTACGTGGAACTGGAAGAGAGTATGGCAAGGAGGTAAAGCCATGTCATCGACTTCTGCGGGGTTCCAAGCAGAGACGATATGACGGCGGCCATACGGCTGTTCCTTTATTGAATTAATTACATTAGTAATCTGATCAATGGTATGTTTACGTTTGACAAAACCAATACGATTTTCAGCTTCTTCAACCGGATCATATTGATACCGGCCAGATGGCCAGCTTCTCCACTGGGCACCATACACAGGACCAAGTTCACCATTCTCATCAGCCCATTCGTCCCAAATAGAGACCCCATGGTCTTTTAGGTATTTGATGTTAGTATGTCCTTTAAGGAACCAGAGTAGTTCCACAAGGATTGACTTGAAATGAACACGTTTCGTAGTCAGCAATGGGAAATAGTTACCGACATCATCAAAGCGGAGTTGCTTACCAAAATGAGTAGCAACACCGCCATTACGCCCTTCGACACGTTCATTGGAATTTAGAAGTTCGCCTAGAACTTCTAGGTATTGTGTATCTACAGAATTCATTATATCTCTCCTCGGAGTATATTCTCATGGAAGTTAGGTTGATGGCTACAAAAGTTGAGACAGTGTGGCAACGATTTGGGTCGTTAATCAACACTGGGATGATTGTTCTTGCAGCATGTGCGCTTATCTGGAATGGCGGTAGAGAAGCCGAAAAACGAGATCAAGCTGATAAGGATAATGCAAGAGATATTCTTCGTGTTAGTGAAACAATCACCCGGGACAATCAAGCAAAGTGGGATACCCACGCTGAACTCCATAAGTCCCGTCAAACTGAAATTTCGGCAGTTAACGCTCGTTTTGATGAGCGTTTTAAGAACGTAGAAAATGATCTACGTAGGATCAACTCTGTTACTGAAAATTTGACTTATCGAGTAACCACCGCAGAAAACAATCTCGATGGTCTTAGTAATGCTATCAAAGAAATCCAGAACCTGCTGGCTCAGCAGTCTGGCGATTTGAGGGAAATTAAGGTAATCCTTCAAGGACGTGAAAAAACTAAATAACCCAGTATATTACTAAAGTAATAAGGTGAGACATGGCGAAGGTAGTGGTTACCGAAAAAGCTCTTGGTCCTGAGAGTGCAGAACTTAATCCGGTTGAGGCACCTAAGCTGACCGATTGGGCCAATGAACCTAATATCATGAAGCTTCAGGGTGACCTCGATATGTCGAAGTCTGCCCATGATACACATTCCACCAAGGTGTCTGGTTGGAATGATTTGATGAAGGTTCGTGGCAAAGCCAAGCCTAAGTCCATGAAAGGACGATCTTCGATCCAGCCAAAGCTTATTCGTCGTCAAGCTGAATGGCGTTATGCTGCTTTGTCAGAGCCTTTCCTTGGTTCAGACAAGTTGTATCAAGTTAAGCCTGCTACCTTCGAAGATCGCAAGGGAGCCAATCAGAATGATATTGTTCTGAATTGGCAATGGCGTACTAAAATTTCCCGAGTGAAATTCATTGATGAGTACGTCCGTACTGCTGTCGATGAAGGCTCGGTTATTGTTCGTACCGGTTGGACTCGTATTACCAAAATGGTGAAAGAGGTTGTTCCTGTATGGGGCTATATGGAGCCACAGGAAGACCAGCAAGTTGAGATGATCCAGCAAGCAATGACTCTCAGGGATGAAAATCCCCGTGAGTATGATGAGTCTGTCTCTGACGATGTAAAGGAAGCTATTCGATATTTCGAAGAGACCGGTACTGTTGTTATTGCTATTCAGGTAGGCCAGCAAGAAGTTGATGTAGAGAAGGTCGTTGAAAATCGTCCGAACGTCTCTATTGTTAACCCTCATAATTTCTATGTAGATCCTTCCTGTGAAGGTGACATTGATAAAGCAAATTTTGCCATCGTATCCTTTGAGACTTCTCAGGCAGATATGCTTAAGGAGCCTGATCGGTACAAGAACCTTCAGTATGTAAACTGGGAAATGGCAACACCGTTGGTCAATCCTGACCACGAAAGCCAGACTCCACAAGACTCAAACTTCCAAGACCGTTTGCGTAAACGTGTGGTGGCATTTGAGTATTGGGGATTTTATGACATTCATGGAACAGGGGAACTTGTTCCTATTGTTGCCACTTGGGTTGGTGGCGCTATTGTCCGCATGGAGGAAAATCCTTTTCCGGATAAGAAGCTGCCGTTTGTGATTGAGACTTATATGCCTGTTAAGCGTGAGCTTATGGGCGAACCGGATGCTGAAATCCTTGGTGATAATCAGGCAGTTCTGGGTGCTGTAATGCGTGGCATGATTGACCTTATGGGTCGATCTGCTAACAGCCAGCAGGGTTTTGCCAAGGGCATGCTTGACTCCCTGAACCGTCGAAAGTTTGATGCTGGTCTTGATTATGAGTTTAATCCGACCACTAATCCGAACCTTGGTCACGTTGAACATAAGTACCCCGAGATACCGCAGTCAGCTATGCTGATGGTCACTATGCAGAACCAAGAAGCAGAGAGCCTCTCGGGTGTGAAGGCTTTTGCAGGGGGTATGTCGGGTGAAGCATTTGGCGATGTGGCTGCTGGTATTCGTGGTGTCTTGGATGCATCATCCAAGCGTGAAATGGGTATTCTTCGTCGTCTCGCAAATGGTATTAAGCGTATTGGTGATAAAATCATTGCTATGAATGCTGTCTTCCTTTCTGAGGAAGAAGTTGTTCGTGTAACCAATGATGAGTTTGTTACTGTCAAACGCGAAGACCTCATTGGTAATTTCGATCTTATTGTCGATATTTCGACTGCTGAGGTTGATAACAAAAAGGCTCAGGACCTTGCATTCATGCTTCAGACCATGGGTAACACCGTGGACTTTGGTATGGTCAAAATCATTCTAGTTGAGATTGCTAAGCTCCAGCGTATGCCTGATCTTGCCAAGATGCTTGAAAAGTTCGAACCTCAGCCTGACCCAATTGAACAGCAATTGAAACAGCTTGCTGTTATGAAAGCTCAGAAAGAAATCGAATTACTGGATAGTGAGATTGCCCTTAATGTTGCTAAGGCTGAAACAGAACGTGCCAAGGCAAATCAGCAAGACCTTGATACGGTTGAGCAAGAAACTGGTACAAAGCATGAGCGTGAGCTTGAGAAACAAGCTGGGCAGGCTCGTGGTAACCAAGCTCTGGAAGTTACCAAATCTTTGCTGAAGCCTCGTAAACAGGCAAATGGTCAAGAGACCAAGCCTGATATTGAAGCTGCCGTAGGGTTTAATGAACTAAGTAAGAACAGTAATAGTAACAATAATCGTCCTGCTGATACCACATTGGCTAGAGATGCTTTGGCTGCTCGGGATCCGTCTTACTCCCTTGGTTCACAATTTTACGATCCATCACTTGACCCAGCAAGTAATCCTGCGATAAACATTACTGGCTAAATTAACCCATAGAGGAATATCAATAATGTCAAAAGCACTTGAGATCGAAGGTCTCGAATATCAGAAGAAGAAAGCTCTTGAAGAAATTGCTTTCTCGGAGCGAGTAGCTGTTCTGCTTCGTAACCCTGATTTCCAGAAAATCATCATGCAGGAATACATCATTGATGCTGCTGCCAACTTTGTTGCTTCATCTGGTGATCCTCTGTTGACCAAGGAACAGCGAGAAGATGCTCTCGCTATGGCTCAGGCTCCCGGTCATCTGAAACGTTGGCTTCAGATTACCCAGACGAAGGCTGATAACCTTCGTGATCGTCTCCCGGAGATTGATGAAGAAATCGAACATCTCCGTGCTGAAACAGAAGAAGACGGAGAGTAATTGAACCATGACTGGTAAGAACTACCTTGAGATGTCCGACGAGGAATTCTTGGCTCTACCAGAACGTAACAACGGGGTGGCTGAAGAAGTTGCCCCATCTGACGTTCCTTCAGTAGAAACACAAGAAGATACTCCCGTACCGGTTATTGAGGAAACTCCTGCTGTTGTTGAACCGCCTGTTGAAGAACAGGTTGAGAAACAGCCTGATGTTCCCGAGGTTACTAAGCCGGAAGATGTTGTTCCTCCTGTCACTGAACCAGAACTAGATGCTGATGGCAAGCCTATTGTGCCTCCGGCTGAACCAGAGAATAAAGGACCTGATCTTCAGGCTTTCTATGAACGTATCATTGCTCCTATCAAGGCCAATGGTAAAACAATTGAAATCAAGGATGCTGATGATGCAATCCGCCTCATGCAGATGGGTGCTGGATTTGGTCGTAAGATGCAGGATATTCAGCCACATCTGAAGACCCTTCGTTTCCTTGAACAGAATAATCTCCTGAATGTAGATCAGGCTGATTTGGCTTTCCTTGTGGACCTCCGTAATAAAAATCCGGATGCTATCAAGAAGCTTGTTAAAGAAGCCGGTATTGACCCTCTTGATTTTAATAATGAAGAGGAAGTAAACTACCGGACAAGTATTCCAGAAGTTACTGATCAACAAGTAGTCTTCCGTGAAGCCCTTGATAACCTGAAATCTCAGGAAGGTGGCTTGGATAGTCTTACTGTAATGAACACAACTTGGGATGCAAAAAGTCATGAGGTGTTGATGAACAATCCCTCGCTTCTTGAGGTCATCCATGAACAACGACAACTCGGTATTTATGACCGGATTGTTAGTGAAATGGACCGTCAAAAAGCTCTTGGGAAAATTCCACATACAACACCTTTTATTGAGGCATATAAGCAAGTCGGTGATCACCTCCGTGACAACAATGGCTTTGCAGATTTGGTAAAGGTACCAGAGCGTCAAGCTGAGAAACAGGTAGCTCCTGCAACACAGCCACAGCTTATTGAGACCCGAGTCGCTGCTCCTAAGTCATCCGTTACAAACAACGACAAAGCGAAAGCTGCCGCAGCACCAAAAACCACGCCTCGTAAAACAGCTCCTATTATCAATCCGTTGGCTATGTCGGATGAGGAGTTTACGAAGCAGTACGGCAATCGCTTCTGAGTAATATTACTCAGGGTATTAAAAGGGTAATACCATGTTGAACTACAACGCACCTATTGACGGTGTAAAATCCACCATCGACGGAGATGGCTCCGACCAGATGAATACGTTCCTTTATCTAAAGGGCGCTATCATTGAGGCCCGGAAGGATCAGTATTTCATGCCTCTTGCTTCGGCTATTAACATGCCGAAGAACTACGGTAAGACCGTCAAGGTCTATGAATACGTTCCCCTTCTGGATGACCGTAACATCAATGACCAAGGTATTGATGCCAACGGTGTTACCATTGCGAATGGTAATCTCTATGGTTCCAGCCGTGATATCGGTACGATTGTTGGTAAGCTGCCTACTCTCACTGAAAATGGTGGTCGTGTGAACCGTGTAGGTTTCACTCGTCTGATGCGTGAAGGCTCGATCCACAAGTTCGGTTTCTTCACTGAATTCACTCAGGAAAGTCTGGACTTCGACTCGGACGATGAACTGATGAAGCATCTGTCCCGTGAACTGATGAACGGTGCTGTTCAGCTTACTGAAGCTGTTCTTCAGAAGGACCTACTGGCCGGTGCTGGTACGATCCTTTACTCTGGTGCTGCTACGTCTGATGACGAGATCACCGGTGAGGAAGAAGTTGTTGGTGGTGCTACTGTCCCGGCCTCTGTGGTTTCTTATAAGAACCTCATGCGTCTGGATAAGATCCTCAACGACAATCGTACTCCGAAGCAGACGAAGATCATTTCTGGTTCTCGTCTGATTGATACGAAAACCATCGCTGGTGGTCGTGTGGCTTACCATAGTTCGGACCTGTCCATCGTTCTGCGTGGCATGACCGATCTGTTTGGTAATCCGGCCTTCATCCCAGTTCAGCACTATGCTGACGCTGGTACGCTTCTGAACGGTGAAATTGGCTCGGTTGGTGCATTCCGCTTCATCGAAGTTCCGGAAATGCTTCATTGGGCTGGTGCTGGTGCAGAGGTCGATGATAACCCGGGCTACCAGTCTACGGTTGTTGGTGGTGTGGAACGCTATGACGTGTTCCCGATTTTCGTAGTCGGCTCTGAGGCATTCTCTACCATTGGTTTCCAGACCGATGGCAAGACCCTCAAGTTTACTGTCATGACCAAGATGCCCGGTCGTGAAACTGCGGATCGTAATGATCCGTATGGCGAGACCGGGTTCTCCTCGATCAAGTGGTACTACGGTATTCTGATCAAGCGTCCTGAGCGTCTGGCAATCATCAAGACTGTTGCTCCGATCTAATCGGTCAAAATGAGGGAGGGGGTATCCCCCTCCTTCTTCACCTGATTAACCCAGTAAGGACTTGAATAATGTCTACTAATAATCTATTCGGTAATCTGACCGGCCCTGCCAAGACCGAGCCTTCCGAGGAAGATCTTGAAAAGCAGATTGCTGCCCAGCCCGATGAAGTTACACCGTCTGCTGAGGATGTCACTGAGGAAAGTAATTCCCTTGGTTCCGATGAAGGCGAAGATGACCTTGAGATGCCCTCTGAGCTTGATATGCTCAAGCAGCGAGCAAAGCTTATGGGTATTTCTTTTTCCAATAATATCGGTATTGATGCTTTGAAAGCGAGGATTGCTGATAAACTTGCTGATAAGCAAGATGAGGAAAAAGAAGAAATGCAGCCGGAAGCCAAGGAGATTGTGAAGTCTGCTACTCCTGCTAAGAAGCCTGCTTCCCTTCGCAAGGTTCTCTATGAAGAGAACATGCGTCTGGTTCGTATTCGTATCACGAATATGGATCCGAAAGATGCAAATCTTCCCGGTGGCATTTTCACTGTTGCTAATGAATTCCTTGGCACTGTGTCGAAGTATGTACCGTTTGGCGAAGCAACAGAGAACGGTTACCACGTTCCCTATTGCATCTACAAATTCCTTCGTTCCCAGAAGTTCCTCCAAATCCGTGTGACCAAGAAGAACGGTAAGGAAGACATTCAGACCCAGTGGGTCCGAAAGTTTGCTATTGAAATGCTTCCTCCGTTGACGGATAAAGAACTTGCAACTCTGCAAGCTTCTCAGTTGGCCTCTGGGGCAACTAACGATTAAGGGAGTAATGCCTTATGGCAACTTCAAGCGGTGCGGGGGAACTCGCTAATGAACTCTTGCCAGAGTTGATCTCTGGCAAGGATTTTTCATTTCCGGATATTAATTTAAATGATCCGTCATTTAACATACCGGAAAAGGATCCAAATGATCCAATCTGGAAAGATGTCACTAGTCTCTCCAATGACGATCTCACAACGAGAACTGTTGATGGTGACGGTACATTCGATGTCCTGATGACCTCTGTAAAGAGGCACCTGAAAGATGAATACTCTGCCGGTCGTATTACTGGTAATGATTATGTCAAAGCATATATTGAATTAACTGCTTCGACTATGGCTAATGCTACTCAGTTCCTTCTACAGAAGGATCAGGCATTTTGGCAGGCCATCATGATCCAACAGCAGGCACAGAGGGCAATGATCGAGACGGTCATTGCGCGTGTCCAGCTACAGACTGCTAAAGCTCAGCTTGCTTTGGCTCGTACACAGGCAATGACAGCCGAAGTTGAATATGCTTTGACCAAGATTAAGCTTTCAACTGAAGACGCTACCTACGCTAATGTGCTGGCTCAGACGGAGCAGACCAAGTACCAAACAGATGAACTTCTGCCTGTTCAGAAACTGATGGTTACCGAGCAGATGGAAGCTGCAAGAGCACAGACTGCTAACCAGCGTACTGATGGTTCCGAGGTAGAAGGCTCTGTAGGTAAACAGAAAGACCTGTATGAGCAGCAGATCGTTAGCTATAAGCGTGACAGTGAAATGAAGGCTGCAAAGCTTTATACAGATGCCTGGATTACCATGAAGACGATTGATGAAGGCTTGTCTCCGCCTAATGCGTTTACGAACGTTAAAATTGATCAGGTAATGAACCATATTCAGGCAAATAATGGATTGGTGTAATGGGACTGTTTTCGTCCAAGAAGCTTACTTATGTATCTTCTGTGGCGTACAATATGGCTGGGGCAGAGGAAGAACGCCCCAGCTATATTAAATCGCTGGTACTAAAGAATATCACATCTGACACGCAGGATAGTTTGGCTACTACCCTGCGTTATGGCTATTTGGGCGGTCCTCAAATGGATTTCCGCTCCTTTTACAGATGGACCCGTGACAACTACCCATCAGTTGGTTTGCCGTCTGCTGAGATCAATGGTTTTGAGAATATCAATAATGCAGTTGTAACGTCTCAGTTACCTGCTGTACCCGGATGGGTTCCTTATCTTCAATTGGCTGAACCAATTGGAGCAGATTATACTGCATGGGCAGAGCAGTATATTATGACAAATAGGCCGGAAGAATTTACAAAAGCATGGAAAGCTTTCATGCTTGATAGCGGCCAGATTTATATTGAATATTCTGATGGTGCTACAGCACTCTTTACACCTTCTGAATTTTTCAAGGACGCTACTTACTTATATATATTATATAGTTATATTAAAGAAAATATTACTGAACCAACTGTAACAGGTCCAGTTGTTGTCCTGTCTTCTGGACAGCCTTACCCATCCACTTCTGGATGGACGGTTGATTATGACAATAATACAGTTCCGTCTGTAACCCTGCATACAGTTACAACGACAGAGGTATCTTATTCCGATGGTTCTCCGACAGAGGAGACTACAGAAGATGTTGAACACACTGAGACCTATGCTCATAGGTCCTCTCATTTTACTCGCACAGAGTACATTGGACAGGATCCAGAAAGTTCAAATGCACGATTGATTAATCGTCGCTATGATCTTTACTTTATGACCACTCCACAAGTTACTCAGACGACTGAAGTCACTGAGACTTCTGAAGAGAATGAAGGGGTAACGATTACTACAAAGATTACTGTAGTAACAGATGTACTTACAGCTATTCGATCCCATAGAACAGATACGACAGATACTATTGTATCTGAGTGGTCCGGTCAGCATATCTGGCTTTATCGAATTGGTTCAGGGTACAATTCGGCTCTGGAAAATATGATTGCGAACCCTGTTCGAATTGAAGGGGAATTCTATGCCCCTATGCCTATTCGTATAGAGAATAGGTTCATTGCAAATGACTATTATACAGATGTGTATCAGCAGACTGGGAAGGGTTATAAAAAGCTTTTGAAACAAAGCTTTGATGATCTTATCGCTAAGGTTGCCGATAACCCTAATCTTGGGGATATTGACTTTGCTTTTCTGGTATTTGGCGTATCGCTGAATGTCAAAGAGAACGCTTGTAAAAAATATTTATATAGGTTCTTCAAGAAGCTCATGAATACTCAGCAATATGGTCCTACCAGAATGGAACAATACATTCAACAGATGGCTGATTATAATCAATGGATGGAAGACCTTGCGATGTATTACGCAGGGGTGATCCCTGAGTATCCGGGCTTTGAGTCCATGATTAATCTACTAACCAATGAAGTACAGATCAAAACTACAGGTACCTCAAACATCCCATATGATATTCGTATCTCTTGGGTCAGTATGGAAGAGTATGTAGTAGCAGGTCGAGGAAAGCCTGATGCTGTAAATGGGGAGGTTTGGTTCCAGCAACTGCCTAATAGAGTCTGGGAGCGTGCTTACTTTGCTGGGGATGGTCCTAACAGTCCCGGCGGACTTGCCATCGAATACGGTGATCATACTGAGATGGAGCATCTTCGTATCTATTGGCAAGATAAAACGGACTCATATCGGTACATTGATATCTACGGCCTGAAACATATTAACTATGTTTACAATGGTAAATATGTGGAGATTACTGCAAACGAAGCATTGAATGATCCGGAAGAGTCTGGCTTCATTGTACCATTGCACTATGCGACAATGAAAGAAGTGTCTCTTGTAGACAGTACACAGATGTCTACTGCGTGTATCTTCATTGTTTTTAATTGCTATGAAATTGTAAAGCAAAAATGGTATCAGCGAGGAATATTTAAAATCCTTCTGGTAGTTGTATTTGCTATTGTAGCGGCGGTATTTACTGGCGGTGCAGGTTTTGGTCTTCTTGGGGCTAATCTATCTGTAGGCGCAGCTATGGGTTTCACGGGTATTACTGCTGCTATTGCTGGTTCAGTAGCGAATGCTCTTGCTGCTGTTGTTCTTTCTCAGATTATTTCTTATGCAACAACAACTCTATTTGGAGACCAATTTGGTGCACTAATTGGTGCAATAATCTCATTCGTAGTATTTAATGTCGCATCTGCATTCCAGCAGGGAGCCAATTTTGCTACCCTTAACTGGGGAGCTATGATGCGTGTTGATAACCTTCTTCAACTAACTGATGCACTATCTCAAGGCTATGCATCTTATATGAATAACGTTACTGGTAATATTATTGGTGATACTCAAAATCTACAAACGAGTTATGCACAGCAGTCTCAAAATATTCAGCAAATGTGGGGCCAGAATATTGGTTACACAGATGTTGTATTTAATTCTTCTTGGATTACAAAAAGCAATGTATCGTACTCTTATGAAGGTAGCTCCACGTTCCTATCGCGCACCTTGATGACTGGTACGGATATTGCACAAATGTCCTATGACATGATAACAGACTATACGAAGCTTAATTTGATGCTTCCCACTGTCTATGGGTAATGGAGCAGAAAATGTTTGGTGATTACTCCACCTTGTCTACTTACCAGAATAATCCGAATTACTATCCTCCCGCACCTCGTGCTCCCGGTTCCAGTATGTTTGGTAATTCTGGTCTGGGTTTTAATATGGATACTCTTCAGTTGGGTCTAAGTGGTCTCTCAACTGTTGGTAATCTTTGGAATGCTTTTCAAGCCCAAAAGCTTGCTAAGCAGCAGTTCGCATTTACCAAGGATATCACAAATGCCAATCTGGCAAACCAGATAAAGTCCTATAACACAACCCTCTCTGACCGTGCACGTTCTCGTGGTGTGGTTGAAGGCCAGTCGCAGGACTCGGTTGATCAGTATATTCGTGATAATTCGCTTTCCCGTTAAGGAGATACCATGGCCCCGCTTACATGGCGTAATGTTGATGCGCCTAATTTCTCCGGTACAGCTCAGAGCTTGCAGCTTGCTTCATCATTGCTGAGCAATGCTACATCTGGCCTTAATGAGGGATTGGATCGTTTCAATAAGAACCGTAGGGCTGATGTCTCTGGTTCTCTGATAATGGACGCCCTCCGCTATACCGATCCCGATGCATATGCTAACGCTCTCCGTTCTGGTACGGTGGGTGCTGGTGTGCGCGGTCGTGACCTTAATCCAGAAGCCCGACAGTTCCTTCAGAACCGTGAGAGGGATTTGATTAATAATCAGGGCTACCGTCTTCAAAATGATGGCCGTGGTATCCAGAACCAGACCTCTCAGTTTAATCTGGATCAGGGGATATCTGCTGCTGCTCGGGCAGATGAGCAACGTAAAAATTTCCCGCAAGCCAATGAGGTAATGACTCAGGCTCGTGCTCTTATGGAGAGTGGTGATCCTGCTCAAATTGCTCGCGGTCGTCAGATGATGACTGAGAACAGTCGGTTGTTTACTGCCGCTGGTATGACCGCTGATGAGGTTGCTAACTTCATGGGCGGTAATACCAATGCAGCTTCTACCGGTATGCAGTTCAATCGTAGTGTTGCAGAAAACACTGACTACTTCAATGAGCGTTACCGGAACCAAGGACAGAAGGGTCTGCTTGACTCCATCGTCAAGAATGCTGTGGATGTTCCTGATGCTCTTCAGAAACTCCGTAGTGTTCAAGGCATGGATGCGAAGACGCTAGAAAATCTGACCAAGGATATCACCGAGAAAGGTGAGATTTATTTCCCCAAACCAGATGTTCTGAGTTCGATTTCTCCCGCTGCTCCTAATAGCCGTGCACCTTCAGTGATCCTTCAAGAATACGCTCAGGTTACCCCCCGGGCTGCTAAGAATACAGAGCAATCTGGCGTTCCTTACATTGGTTATGACAACCAAAATGCTCGTCGTAATCTTCCGGTATCTAATCGTATGGTTGATGCCATGAGCTTCCTGCCGGAGTTGGGCATTGAAATGCGTGTCTTCTCTGGGGGCCAAAAGGACCAAGCCTCTGGTACCGGTTCTGTTCGTCACAATGACGGAGATGCTGCTGATGTGGAATTTTACCGCAATGGTAAGCGTCTAGATTGGTCCAATCCTGCTGACGTTCCAATCTTTCAAGAAATTGTTCGTCGGGGTAAGGAGCGTGGTCTGACTGGCTTTGGTGCCGGTGATGGTTATATGCGCAAGGGTACTATGCACATTGGCTTCGGTAATCCCGGTGTCTGGGGTGCTGGTGGCAAAGGAGCAAATGCTGCTCCTTGGTTGCGTGATGCATTTAACAGCGCTTCTCAGGGTACTACGCCATCAGAAATGGTACGTGATGCAGTAGTTCAAGGGGGTGGTGCGCGTACAGGTACCACTGCCTCTGCTTCTTCCGTGCCTCCGGTTGGTAATACGGGTAATCCTGCTACTACTATTATTCAGGAAAGTACTCGCAGTAATCCGAATGCTCCGATCCAAGTAGCACCAACTGCTGTTGATAATCTTGAAGCTACACCTGTATCCGAACAAGTTGCTAACCGTCAGGAAAGCACTTCAGATACTGTTGCTCCGTCTTCAAATAACGTTACTGATTTCCGGACGGATGATCGTGGGGTTCCAATTGGGAATGATATCCCGGTTACCTCTGGCGCAACGCCTGCTCAGAATGAAGTTACCGCCTCTGCTCCACGTTCTTCACAGGCACCTGCTCCGTTGACACCTTCTCAATTGTTACAGAATGCTCAGACGGCTGCAAATACAGGTATCATCGATACTCTGTCTAATTCTTTGGCTCCGGTAGAACAGCAATTGGCACAGCGTCCGTATACTGGGCAAGATACCGCTGCTATTGTTCGTACCTTGAAAGGTACGAAGGATGCACCGGGTGTCATGTCTTCTGTTCCGGAAACTGCAATTACTGAAGCCATTAATCAGATAATGCGGCGTACTGGTATGCCTGCTGATGTGGCGGCAGTACTTGCCCAAAACTCTGTAGAAGGCCGTGATCTTGGTGGCTGGTTTGGTACCTCGTTTATGTCAGGTGACCGTTTTGGTGGACCAACTGAAGGCCGATCCGGTAGCCGTATCAATGTTGAGAGGGCTATTCAACTGGCGGATAACTTCCGTAATGCGGGCAGTAATCAGGCAGGTAATGTAAGTCCGGGTGTTGGTCGCTTAAATACGGTACAGAACCAAGCTCAGGCACAGGCACAAGTGCAGCTTCTGGCTTCTCAGGCTGCTGCATTGCAAGAACGTATCCTACGTGCAAGTGCTGCCCTACAGGCTGATCCTTCTAATGGAGAACTTCGTGCTATGCTTCAGCAAGCACAGGCCCAATTGGAAATGGTTAATACAAGGCTTAATTCTGTTTCTGGTTCCGGCCAATTGGCACCGTATACAGGTACAAATATTAATCGATAAAATGAGAGGGGGGACGATCCCCCTCTTTCCATTTTAGCAGCTACGATCTATACGTGATGTACCCATCAAGAATGATTACATTACTGAGGATACTATGGCTGATAATCAGTTTCTCAATGACCTCACGTCTATTACCAAATCGGTAACTTCCCCGGATGCTGCTGCCTCGATGAACTTGGCGCGTATGCGTGGGAATGATGTGGCAACACAGAACACGATCCTTCAAGATCGTGCTGCTCTTTCTCCTTTGGATTTCCAGAATAAATATGGCTTGCCTACTACACAAGCTGTAGATCGTCTCGATGTATCTGCTGCAAGCCTCCGTTCCTTGATGAGTACTGCCCGTACTGATGGTGAGCAAGCAAGTGATATTGGTTCCAATATCGGCATTGGTCTACTGAATTCTGCTGGTGGTGCTGTCACTCTGGGTGCTCGTTTGCTTGGTCCTCAAGCTGCACAGGCTGTTGCTCAGACAGTTGATGCAGATGCCAAGTATCTACAGTCTCAGCAAACTGAGGCTATGCGTACACAGCGTAAGCTGGCCGGTATGGCTTCTGAATTGGATAAATCTGATAATGATGCTCAGTATGAAAAGGATGCTGATAAGGACGGTTCCTTTGTAGCTGAACTTCGTTCCTTTGGACGTGGTGCGTCTGATGCTGCATACAGGCTCTATGAGAACCCGACCATGCTTGAAGCAGGTCTCTCCGAAGGTGTTGGTTCCATTCTGGCATCTGCCCCTACTGGTGGAATGCTCAACACGTTTGCGAAGGTTGGCAAGAATATCGCATCCGTTGGGGCCAGAGAAACTGCTCTTAAAGCTTCATCCTCTATTCCGTTGGCAATTGGTGTCATGGAAGGTGGTGCTTCATATTCTCAGGTGGTTAATGAAGTTTTGGATATGAGCCACGAAGATCTGATGAAGAATTCCTCTTCATATCGTGGTTTGGTGAATGCTGGCCTCTCTCCTGATGAAGCCCGTTCCATGGTGGCTGATAATGCAGGTCTTAAGTCTGCATCAATCCAAGGTCCTTTGGCTGCTGCTACAGGTAATCTGGTAGCACGCTTTGAAGGTTCTCCGTTGGCTTCACAAGGCATTCGTCATGCCCTTTCTAATATGGGTCGTGAAGGTCTTGAGGAAGGTATTCAGTCCCTCACCGGTGAAGCGGCACAGAACGTTGGTATTCAACAGAATGCCGATGAAACTCGTCGTATCGGTGAGAACCTTGGTGCCGCAACAGCCGAAGGTGCAATCCTTGGTCTTGGTGCTGCCGGTGCATTGCAGGCAAGTGGAGCGGTTCCTCGCTCTGCGGCCAAGGGTATTATGTCAGGTGTTAATTCAGTAATCGGTGCCGTTGCTCGACGTGGTGAACGTATTGCTGCTGCTGAAGCCGCTAAGTCTCCGGTGTCCCTTGAGAACGTCACGGCTGAAGTCGAGACTGCTCGGGCTGAAGCTCCGGTCGTTGCTGAAGGTCTCCGTGAGATTGCTGCTTCTGCTCCTATGGATCAGCAGGCAACTGCCAACGCATATATCCAGCGTGTGCAGGATGCTACCACGATCTCCCGTGATGAACTGAAGCGTCTGTCTCCGGCACAGCTTCAACAAATGAACACTGACTATAATGGTCAGGCTCCTGATCGTTTAATGGCTGTTGTTTCTATGGCTCGTATCGCTAGCGATGTGAACCAGTCTCAAGAGGAACGTGCAGCCGCTGCTCTGTTCATTGCGGATCAGGTTCGTGATACTCAGAACCTATTTGAAGAACGTCCGGAATTTTTGGATGAAGCTCAGTCTGATGAGCGTTTTGCTGCGTTCGATAACTACGCTACGACTCTGAATAAAATCACGCAAATCCCGCAGGTAGTAGAAGCCCTGAACTTTGCCGCGAATACTGATATAATCCCAGATATTGATATCTCGGATAATAACATCAGTAATCCGGAAGTGCAGCAAGCTGCCCGCAATATTGCTGGGCAAGCCGATCATCATCCTCAGAATGTCAATCCTGATATGGCTGAAAAGGTTTTGCTTCAGTCAGACAAGGGTAATGTTGTTCTGACGGAATTGGAAAAAGCCAAGATTAAAGCTGCTGTTGCAATGCAACGTGTGGGTCAGGCTTATGCCAAAGAGGTTGGTGAAGTTCTGGAACGTGAGGATACCAAGACCGGTAATACTCTGGCTCCTCGTCCTTCTGAAATTGTAACTCGTCAGATTGAGGTTGCTGGCGGTAATCAGCCGTGGCAACGTTCCATGGAACAGCATGTCCGCGGTATTGGTGAAGCTGCATCCATCGGTAATCAAGCTTTGTTGGCTAATCGTTCGATGGCCTTGAATATGTTTGCCCAGTCCATGGCAAATAAGGTTGCTGCCTTGGCTCAATCTGCTGCTGGTGGCAAGGGTGAGAAAATCAAGTACGTCTCTGCTGGTCCTAATAACCAGTGGCTCCCTGTTGATAAGCAGTACACTGCCGCTGTTCATCTTAACAATGAACGCTCTGTTGAATTTGCTAAGCAAGTTCATGCAGAAGCAACGGCATTGGCTATGCTGGCTAATAATATGTCTGAGATCTACCCAGATCTTCAGATGCCCCGTATTGAGGTTCCTTCTTTGGTTCTAGATCAAAAGGCCCCTCCTGTTGAGCAGGAGAGCCGTCAGGAAGCTTCGCAGGAACCAAAGGCAGAAACACCTACTCCGGTGCAGGAAGCCCCTGTAGAGGCTCCTGTGGTCGAAACTGCTACTGAACAGGTCGAGCAATTGACTCCTGAAGTAGATATGGAACAGGTCATTGCAGATGAAAAAATCGAGCAGGAAGGCAAGAAAGCTCGCAGAGCAGCGGAAGCAGCAAGAAGTGTGGAAGCAGTTGAAGAGGTTGACACTGAGGTCCGTGACGACACGGAAACTCGATACCCTCGTCTCTTGAATATTGGAGATGGCGAAGGTCAGAACCAATTCCATAAAGCATACCGTGTTCCTAAGACGGAGAAGTCTCGGCTTACTCGACTAATTAATCCTATTAATGAGTTGCGTGATTTGCTGGCTACTCCGCGTCTTTTGGTGGAGTTCATGGGTAAAGATGTCCCCTATACCCCGGATGGCTCTAATATAGATGCTCTGGATAAATTACTGTCCAAAGGTACTGATATAATCCGTGCCATGAATGCACGTTTCAATACCAAGGAAGGTAAGAAGCTGCTTGCCGCTATTCAGGCAGGTAAGCCTGCTAACCGCTGGCGTGAAGGTCGTAATTTGAACATCATGGATCGTACTGAAAGTGGTGTTCGATATAATAAGCAGCTTGTCCAGAATGCTGTTTTGGCTGGTATTAACCAAGCCATTAACGGCGAGAAGCAGAAGGCAAAACTTGACGGTTCGGATATTGCCGATATCGTTGGTATTCCTATGGATCAAGTGACTCCGGAAATGGTTGATCAATTCAACCAAGGACAGTCTCTCGATGAATTTAAGTCCGCTCTTGCGGATAAAATTATTGATTACTGGGGCGTGGATAAGAACCCTAATGCGGATGATACTCAGGTCATCGGTATTGCTCAGGGCGTGGCTGCTGAAGTCATTCATGGTTTGGATGCCGCTGGGTTAATCCAAGTAGGTTACACCACTACCGAGAAAGGTCGTGTTGTTCCTGTTGGTTCTCCTATTATGCTGAACTATTCGGATGCACAGGGTAATCCTCAGTTCTTCAGCCAGAGCCGTATCCACTTTGATAATCGTTCTGAAACGCTTCAGGCAGTCTTTGCTGATCTCGGCGTAGGTGCCAAGCTGTTGGATGATATTGTTTTGACTGGCGGGTCAAAGGCTCTTGGTGTGCACATTGGTCAGCCGTCCGGTGAGATACCACGTACTCAGCTTCGTTCGATGGTTGAGAATGCCCCTCAACAGCGTGAGGCACTGGCGGCTGCTGCAAGCATTCCTTATCTGCCAAACTTGACCATGTTTAATTTCATGGAGAAGTTTGGTTATGAGAATTTTCAGAAGTTCATGGGAGGTATGACCTATGAGCCGGGTACTTTGCACCCTGTTCATGAGAAGTCTGTGGAAGGTAAAAATCGAACACTGAAATACTCCTATGATAGCATCATGGCGCATATGAAGGAGTTGGCTGCTTATGCTGCCAAGTCAGGTACGGTTCTAAATGAAGTACCTACGTTCTTCGATTTCAATATGTCCAAGGTAGGTCGTATGCAGATGCAGGGTGGTAACACTCCCCAGTCTGATAAGCTGTGGCGTGAGATTATCATGCCTACTCGTACCATTTTGGATATGACTAATCCTGCTGATGAGCAGGCATTTTGGATGACCGTTGCTCAAGGTCTTGGCATCAAGACAGAGAAGGTTTACAGGGATGTCGCTGTTCAACAGGCGAAGGATAAGATCAATAATGATTACTCTGATATTATTACAGATATCATAGAGTGGCTCGATAATGGACGAGGTGATCTCCCTTCTGATCTGGCTGATCGTATTATTGCTACCATGGGTTCGGACGCATCTATGCATGGTCTTCATGGCCTTGTTTCTGTGGCTAATCTCTTCAAAGCTCGGACCGATGGTTCTGATGTAACTCAGTTTGAACACTTCAATTATCTAGAAGCTGACGGTAAGACTAACGGACCCATTATGACCGTTGCTCTGTTTGCTTCTCGTATGTCAGGTGATGTGATCCGTATTCTTCGTAAGGGAGGTATCTTCCTTGGCGAGCAGGATCGTTCGTTGAATGATCATATCTCTTCTGGCCGCGATACTGCTGACCTTTATGAGAGCACTACCGTCTCGACCGGTGGTTTTATGGATGCATTCCGTGAGACCCACTCTGGTAATCCAAAGGTCATTGATCGTCTAAATACCCTTCAGCGTGTTATGTCTGCACTTGATGCAAACATTACTCTGGAAAACGATAAAGATGGTAATCCCACTCTTAAGCTGAAGCGTGGTGTTACTAAAAACCCGTTGACTATTTCGATCTATGGTTCCGGTATTGACGGTATTGCAGGCAAAGTTGCTACTGCTCTGTTGGATACGATTTATGAGAAGATGTCAGAAGGTCTGGTTAGCGGAGCTAATCTGAATGATTTGACGTATAATGGGTTCAATAATGATTTGGGTCAATTGCTAGGTGAGACCCTCAATGTCAATCCGAAGGGTGAGATTGAATTTCATGCTGCAAAGGGTAATGATAAAAGCCCTGCTGGTGTTATGTCTCCGAAGCAGTACAATGCGTTGAAATCCCATGTTCGCGTACTCTTCGTGGATCAGATGCATAAGGGCATCGAAGATCAAATTCTTCGCCACGTTAACCCTTCTACGCAGGCTCTCCAGAAGGCAACTCAGTTGCAATCAATATTCCTTACTGCTGCCTATCAGGAAGCTGTATACTCGACTATGCTTGAGAAGCGTAATGATCCTGAGTTCCGTCAGGGCGATTGGTTGTCCCAGAATGATCAGAAGGCAATCTTTAAGAACATTTCCAAGCTTGCTGCCATCATCAAGACTGGAACACAGAATTTCTTTATCTCTGGTTCAGAAAAGAGCAACATTGTTCCTTCGGTAAAGTTTACTGGGCAGGATGGTAAAGAATTTACTGTTCGTGCACCTGAAACCTTTGGCGAGGCTATGGATGGTACTCTTGGTTCCCCGGCTTACATGTTTGGTCCTTCGCCTGCTGGCGTAAAGGGCGTGCCTTCTATGGTCATCGGTACCGGTGACGGTATGATTATGCAGCATATGTTTGCTAAGGGTAAGCCATTCAATTCCTTGCCTGTATTTGATGGTATCAACTTCTCTGGCAAGGACATGGATGCTGGTAGCCGTAAGGCTAATGAAGGTGTCTATGAAGCAATGCTGGCAAATCCCATGCGAGCTATTGCAGATGCTTTCAATACGTTCCTCGCCAACGATCCTGTGTCGATGTTGCTGGAAGGGGATAACATTGATGAAGTCCGTCAGTTCATCGTTGATGAAGTGAGCAAGACTGTTGCCGGTAAGCGTACTTTGAAGGGGGAAGATATTCTCACTGCTGAGCAAATCCGGAATGAACTGATTTCTATTGCGGATACGCTAAATGAATTGGCCATGGAGACGGATGCACGTAATATCGTGCTGCGTGAGATGTCTCTCTCTGTGGATCAGATGGCGTCTGCTGAAAGCCCATTCTCTACGGAAGGGACTTTGGCCACTTCTCTGGATGCAGATGAAATGGCTGATATTTTCAATTCCCGTTTTGAACAGGTACTGGCTGATTTGAAAGCCGGTAAGGATACAGCACCGGCTATTGAAGAAAGCAGCAATGCTGTTCTCGAAAGCCTTATGGATACCACTACTCCTTCTGAGAGTGGTACTCGTATTGCTACAATTCCTTCTCTGATGATCTGGCTTGATAATGCTGCCAAGGACCTTTCTACGGATCAGAAGACGATGATGTCTTCTGCTTTGCAGTCCTTGAAGAATACAGGTTATCGAATTGTTTTTGGTACCCGTGATCAACTGAACCAGTATGAAGCAACGAATTACCCAGAACAGTATGTATCCTCTGATTATCTGGGTAAGATCGTTCCTGAAACACGTCATATCTATGTGACTAATATTACTGGAGAAACGTTGCTGCATGAACTTATTCATGCTGCCACATTGGATAAGGTGATTGGTTATTATGATAATGCTGTGGGCCTCGATGGCAGCGATAGGGATGCTGTACGCCGCATTGAAGGTTTGATGGGCGAATGGGTGGTTCAGTCTACGGAGGCTGACAGCGAGAACCTCAATACTGCTCGGGCGAGTGCTACCAATCAGGTTGCTGGTTATATTCAGCAAGGCAATACTGCTCTGGCTGTCAATGAGTTTATGGCTTGGACTCTTTCCAATCAGGAACTGATTAAAGGAGCCAAGAAGGTTTCTGTGAAGAACCCTCTGTTCAGGATTGTGGGTGATGCCCTCAATGCTCTGAAGACGCTTATCTTTGGTCAGCGTGGACCGGCTGTCTCTGACGATATTTACAGTAATTTGCGGTTTAATACTCGCATCCTGATGAAGACGCCTACTCCTACGGAACTGCTCCGTAAGGATGTTCGTAAAGCTGCACTGTTTCAGTCTGTTTCCTTTGGTTCCAACCAGAGGCTCACAGACCTCCGTAATCGCTTTGTAGCGAAGGTTTCGGAATATCTGGTGGATCCTACCGATCCAGTGGGTTATCGCGGTCGTGAGCTTGATGTGGCCGCTGCTGAGGTTAATGCAGCAGACGTACTGGCTTCTCGTGTTGCTGGTGCATTTAATATGGATGCCCAAGCAGTCTCGACCTTTGAAACGATCCATACTGCAATGGCTCTGGAAACCAGCCTGAACCCGAATGCTCTGAGCCGTGTCCAGTCGATCTATAAGAAGGTAATTGATGTTCTGAAGGTTGAAGACCTGATGAGTGATCCCCTCTCTACGCATCCTGCTGTTCGTGCATCTGCTCAGAACAAATTTGATGTCATCACCGGTGCTTACCTTGCAAAGACCGATAAGCTTGGTCGTTCGGATCGCCTCTCGACATTCCTGTCTTTGGCCATGGTGGATGAAGGTTTCCGGAAATTCCTTGCAACTGTTGATCTGCCTAAGAATGAACAGGATATGGCAGGAACGACTGATGCTTACTTGGATAATATGGGTAATAATGTTCTTGATAATCTGACCCAGCGTTTTGCTGGGGATGCAGGTTCCAAGAATGTACAAGAAGCATTGGACAAATTGTCCATTAAAATGTCTGAGGTCGCTGCTGCCGATAACCTGTTCTTTGAACAGTACACCTCTGGCGGTATGGACAAGCTGGATAATTTCCTCAAGGATAATATCAATAAGCTTAGTGATAAGGTTATTGATGTAACCAATGATGTAATCAAAGGTTCCGCCAATAAACTGGTGCAGAACTCTGCTCGTGTTGTTCGTTTTGCTGCAACTTTGGCAAACGAAACGACTGCAACGGAAGCAGTGAAAGGTATCACGTCTGCTCTGAACCAGACTGAAAACCTTACTGTTCTGCGGGAGTTTGTGAACGAAATCGTTGGTCGTACCAAAGAGAATGCATCGGTATTCGATATGATCTCTGAGGTTCGCTCTGCTGTTCAGCAGACACGTCAGCAGTTCCGTGAGAAACTTCCTCAGCAGCTTGCATCGAAGTTTAAGCGTCCTCTGACGGCCCAAACCAAAACCGAATTGTTTCATGGTCTTGCTAAGACAGATGCAGCGGCTCTGTTCGAGCGTTTCGGTGTTCAGGGTACTCTGGACCTGATTTCTGACGATGCTCGTCTGAAGGCTCAGATTTCAACGCTGGAAGGGTCAATTTCTTCTTTGGCTCCTACACGGGTTAAGCACCTGCTGGCTAAGAGCCGTCAGCTTGCTACCTACATGAACACAGGGAATTATGGTAATAATCTCCTGCGTAATGCCACGGCTATTGCCCATCTCTTTGGTGAGATTGGTCAGGCCCGTAAGGTAGATGCTGAACTGGTAAAGCAGATTGATGCATTGGTCTCCATGTATGCCATTGAGCAACTGGATCCTCATATGCGTACTAATCTGTCTGAACTGGTGAGGAATGAAAGCGAAGGCATGAACTACCTGCTTTCCTATCTTGTTGGTACCCGTTCTGATGAAATGTCCAATGTCAATACGGGTAACGCTCGTATCAACAACTACAAGGGCTATGTTCCTTCTTTGGCTCAACAGGGCGTAAGCCTAATTGTTGCCAATGATCGTCGCATGGGTGAGCTTGCTCAGCGTGGTTATCGTCCGGTTGGTCCGTATCTCGGTTCGACTGCTGATAACAGCCGGGTATCCCGTAGCTATTATTATGCTCCGGTATCTGGTCGTGCCACGTATAATCAGGGTGTTCTGCAAACTGTTCATCAGACTGCCAATGGTGTGCAGCCGGGAACTGGTTATTCGCTTGAGAATGTTTCTGGCCGGATTACTGATCCTACCAAGATTGCCCAGATTACTCGTCTGATTAAGAACCAGAAGCCTACATCTGAGCCTCTGCTGCCGGTCTATAACGAAGACGGTCAAATCATTGCATATGAACGTGCAATGGACCCAGCTATGAATGCTTACCTCAACAAGTCTACGGACTTGCTGGATATGGCTGGTGTATGGCGCGGTCGTCAGGTGGAAGAGAAGCTGGCACAGGTTTATAACGATAAACTGATCAGTAATCTTAGTGATATATGGAATGCTGCCAAGAAGGAGAAACGTACCGGTGAATTCGTTGACCTTGGCACCAGCACTGATCCAATCCATGTAGATACGTGGAAGCTGATCCCTGATAGCGTTCGTGCAGAGATCAAGAACAAATTTGGTAAAGATGGCTTTATGGTTCGCAGGGATATGATCAACGATGCTGTTGGTTTCCGCTCTGCGTCTGTTGGTGATCTATGGACTGGTGACACCCGTATTTCGGATGCTACTGCCAAGCGTGTAAGTGATATTGCAATGGGAATTTTTGGTAAGGATGCTTACCAGAAGCTCGTAGGTTTTGAGCGTTCTCTTCAGAACATTGTGACCGAACTGAAAGTCTTGATCGTAGTCAAGTCAGTGGTGGTTCCGGTATCGAATGCATTGTCCAATGTTTATCAGTTGATGCATCGTGGTGTGCCTCTGCGGGCAATCTATAATGGTATGACCCAGAAGACGACTGAGACAAATGACTATGTTAAGCGTCGTGTCCAAGAGGTCCAATTGGATGCTGATCTCAAGGCTGCACAGGGCCGTAATGACTCTGTGGCTATCCGTAAGATTAGTAATAAAATCGAAGCAATAAGAGATAGTTATAAACGTATGTCGATTTGGCCACTAATCGAGGCTGGCGAATTTTCTGCCATCACTGAGGGTGGTGTATCGAACGACGATTTGAAACTGTCGTCTATTATCGATCGTGCAACGAAATATATCCCTGATGGTCTCAGAACCCCGTATCGTTATGGTGTTCTGACTAAGGATACTGCTCTGTACAAGGGCATGGCTAAGGCTGTTCAGTACTCTGACTTCCTTGCAAAAGCTGTGCTTTATGATGATCTGACAAAGCGTCAAAAGATGAGCAAGGAAGAAGCCCTTGGCCGTATCAATGAAGAGTTTGTGAACTATAACCGCTATGCCGGTCGTGTTCGTAATTACACGGAAAGTATTGGTCTTATCTGGTTCTGGGCGTTTAAAATCCGTTCTCTGAAGATCGCTGTATCGATGATCCGTGAGAACCCTGCACGTTCGCTCCTGATGGGCTTCATGCCTCCGTCCCTGCCTCTGGTAGGGAATGTTGGTGATCCAATTTCGGATAACATTCTGACCGTGGCTCTTGAGGGACGTTTGGATAATTCGATTGGACCGTCTACCGGTCTTCGTGCACCAACGCTTAACCCTTGGTATGCATTATTTAAATAATAAAAAGGCCACCATTAAGGTGGCCTTTCTCTTTTGGGGATGGGTAGTTACTTACTGGTATCTGCCCATTCAGTGAGTTGCTGAAGCAGAACACGAATGTCACCTTCACCATACTTCTTGACGAGAGACTCAACACGATCCCAGTCGATGGGCTTGTCAGTCTGTTCGATGGAAGCAAGGGACTTGCCACGGAGGAAGCCATAAGCAATGAAGCTTGAACGAGCTTCCTTACGGACTTCATTGGTGCGGTGATTGCGAAGACCCCAGAAGATTTCGGGCTTGCCCTGAGCTACACGAGCCTTGGACTTAGCCAAAGCTTTTTCGATACGCGCAATAGCATGTTGACTGATATCATAACGAATTGTGTTTTGACCTTCATGAACACTTTTCTGTTCAATGGCTCGACGCATACGAACTCGTGCACGATGATTATCAGACACCTTATTTTCCTGCTGACGAATCATGGATGCTTCAGCAGCAAGGGACTTGATTTTGATTTTGAGATAGACGTGCATTTTACTTTTCCTTTGATTGAATTGAAGTAGAATCAAAGAGAAAAGCCTATGGAGGTTTCTTGATCTACAGAGGTTCGATCACGACTGTTTCCTTCAGCGTTGGTAGGCCCACTCAGATTTGAACTGAGGCCCCTTCCTGTTAGGGCAGGAATTGCTCTACCGCTAAGCTATAGGCCCTTCTTGACAATATGGAAAGTCCTTTATTACTTTTCTGCTAATGCTGCAAACATTATTAGAAAAATAACAAGGAAGATCATTCCATAAAATATTACTGGAATGATTATTGCAATAATTGAGATGACCATCCAAAGGAAGGCTACCCCAATTATTGCTGACACCCCAGCTAATAAAAGCCGGATTAGTGCCATTACGAGTTAACCGGACGCTTCAGGGAAGCGAACAGGGAACCCGTGGACTTCGGAGCATCTTCAACCGGGCTTTCAGGAGCAGGCACTTCGACCTGCTGTTCTTCAGCCACAGGAGCTTCCTCAGAAGCGTTTTCCTCTTGAACGGGTGTTTCTACCCGAACCTCTTCAGAAACGCTCTGCTGCTCTTCCTTGACTGATTGTGTCGGTTTCGTAGTCAGTACGGGAGTAGCACGTTTAATCGGTGTGGCCGGGATAACAGCACCGGTCTGTGCATCGTTGGTGATATTGATGTCGGCGGTTGCACCGTCTTCACCACGGGTGTTCTTGAATTCGACCGTGAGGGTCTGGCCCGGAGCCACAGAAAGCTGGCTCAGAACGAATGCCTTGATGGCCTGTTCGATCTCAGCCTGAACGATAGTAATACGCATGGTCATTATACCTTTTCGAGTAGACGCATGAGGTTTTGGAATGCGGGAGTCATCACTCCTGCGTGGATTGCTGCAATGGCATCAGCGAGGTGCTCGTTTTTGGCAACATACTTGCCACCATGCATGAGCCAGTTTGCATCAGGATACTGTTCCATAGCAGAATCAATCATCTGCTGTTTCGTGGCAGTAGCCTTACCAGTCAAAGCTTTTTTGCTATCGATGGCTGCAACTTCGATGATCTGTATTCCCACTGTTTCGTGGCAGTAGCCTTACCAGTCAAAGCTTTTTTGCTATCGATGGCTGCAACTTCGATGATCTGTATTCCCACGGCTCGGATTACAGACATAATACCTACACAAATGCCATAGGATGCCATTGCTCTGGCAGACTGGGAACCAACTGGGACTTCTGCAAAGATAACCTTTGCTTTCTGGCAAGCTGGCAAGACGACTTGGGCAAGCTGTTCTGCTCTCCACAAATCGTTAGAATTCACTCTGATATTTTTACCTGCTAGATCCTTTGGCTCAATAAGCTGTAAAAAGGGTGTAGTAGGTATCCCAGTGGTCAGATTGAGTTCTACGGAAGCAAGGCCCCAGTTGGTTAAACTGGGGTCCATGCCGAGTACCGGGATTTGCATCCCTTACTTGCCGCGATTGAAAAGGCTGGAAGTTGCGGGCTTTCCACCGGTGGCCTGCGGTGCAGAACCAGAAGGACGACCAGAACGTGGAGCGCCTTCGCCTTCCTTAACAGTACGCTTATCGCGCTTCTTGCCATCGTAGCGTTCAAGCCACTTCTCAGCAAATTCGATCTTCGGGGGGGTCTTGCCGTCTTGTTCAGCCTTGGCAATGGCCACGAGTTCGTTGACCGTAGCCCTCAGATCGTAATGGAAAACGTGTTCAATAACGTTCTCATCGCGACCTTCGCCGGTCGGAACATAATTGCCGTTACCATCATCTTCCGTCTTGTCAACCGTCTGTTCAACGATTGCAAACAGAACCTTGGCACCATGGAGTTCCACGATGCACGGTACAGACTTCGGAAGTTCCTTCTTCTCATCCGGATCGTAGACCTTGACGGTCTTGTCCTCGGTATCGAGTTCGTGAAGCTCCTTGTCGATAGCGAGACGGCACAGGTTGTTAACAAGATTGAAACCGGGAAGCTGTTTCTTCTTCTTGGTTTCCTTGTCCACGTAGAAATTTTCACCATTACGGTTGGTGAACCAAATGGTCGGTTCACGGTACTCCTGACCATTGATCGTGGCGATCAGGTTCAGACCGTGTGCACCATGCTTGGACTTGACCAGATAAGCCGTTTTGATGTCGGCTTCGTAGACACTGGTGGGCTTGCGGGAGAAACCACCAAGGCGGTCTTCCTGTTCTTCAATGCCCTCAGAGGTGAGATTCTTCAGAATGCTCATGGATATTCTTCCTTTCAATTGAAACTGATTACTAGATTAACCATTATAGTAATGGTTCATGTGATCTAGTAATTGCTGAGCATCGTTATCGATGAACGTCTGCTTAGCGGTAAACATACCCAGAGGAGAACGAATACGTTCACCTACGGTATTTTTGGTGATGCGTGTCTGGAAAACATGCTTGAAGCCGACAAGCTCATCATCTTCAGTGATGTGTAGCAGGTCGTTTTCATATTCCTTCAGGTCTTTTAGACGCATTTTCTTGGTCGATACAACCGTAGAAAAATACGCTTCCAGACCATTACTCCGAAGAGCACCCTTAACAGGAACGGCGACATTATAGACGCCAGCATCTTCATCAAGCTCACGCTTGGTATGGCCAAGCATCAGCATCGGAACTTTCATACGAGCAACTTTCTGCTGCATGAGTTCTTTCCAGAATTGCTGATAATTTGCCCAAGCCTTTTGTCCATTGGAAGAACCAGCGATGTAAACACTTTCATACATTTCCATTAGAAAAGTAATGGTATCTACGATCATGCCATTAACGGCATCCGGTTGTGCCACGCACAGGTCAGCAAATTCAGTTACCTGATAAGGATCAGTAATAATCTGCTGTTCGAACTTGGATCGAAACGGAAGTCGCTTACCCGCTTCACAGTTAGCATAGAGCCACCGTTCTGGGTCACGCAGGTTCATGAGACTGGCAGATTTGCCAGTCCCGCTTTCACCGGAGATGAGGACCAATTGGGTATTGTCCACAACTCCTTCATGTTCTTCTTCAGTAGACACATGGGTCTCCTTTTATGGCAGTAAATTGGAATACTTCGACGCCACAGAACGCAATACCGTAGTATCGAGTTCGTCCTCGGGAAGAGGATTGGAAAGCTTACGATTGAAGCTCTTGATCTGATTACTCACATCAAGGAAGCCCATCCCGCTATCCTTCAATGCCATGGCATATCGGATCATGTGATTATTTCGACTTCCTTCAACCATTCGTTGGGCGAACCAACGTTCCATGTTGTCAAGGCTCTCAAGAGCCTGTCCTTGCTGACGATGGCTTTCGTTACGGCTTGTCTTCGGAATGAAGTCAAGGGCATCAAATAGTGCACCATCATTGTAATGATAGGTGCCACCATCGAAGGCTTCCCATTTCTTAGCTCGCTGATTGGCAGACTCATCAGACTCGAAGGGGAGCCATTTGAGAATACCATTCATGAACTCTTTATACTCCGCTGTGTCCAACGTTAGTATATAATTTATTGGCATAATCAGTCGGAACCGATTTTGCTGAGGGGTATGGCTTTTTGTGGTGTAGGTCATGAACTTGTAGTCTTTCAACAAGTCATGGGCCATATCCAAAGATATGCCACCATCTGCATCGATTACTATGGTATTAAAACCATTAATCACGTTCTCTTCTGCACGATGCCCCTTTGCCAAATGGTGGTTACACCAGTGCATATCGGTAGCCTGAGTCAGGTTGAACAACTGATCGAAAGGGACTCTCTCATTGAGGTAGTTATAAGCCCAGTGGTTCGAGTAAGAAACAATGATCTCGTTAAGATCAGTTTCCTTGAGAGACTCTCCCTTAAAGAATTCGATACCATCCACGAAAGATTTCTTGATGATGATATGCTGTTTATAGCCCCATGCAGTTGCCAGAGCGAGTTGCTCATTTCTTCCGGCTTGGGTCTTCTTATAATAGGGTAGCTTCTCATCCAGATCAGCGTGGGTAACTTCCCCTTCGACTGAAGCGATATACTTAGCCAACTTAACGTAAGCCTTCTCACGGGTCAGGATAAGCTGGAATGCTTCTCCGGACTCTTCTACCAGTTTGATGGCAGAGTGTAGATGGTCCATCGTTACGATAGAACTTTCATCAATGAAGGCATACACGCCTGCCAACTTCAGAGCCTTGAAGTAGCGGTGAGAAAGTTCAGCTTTCTTGATGTCCTCATGCTCTGCATAGGTATCAGAGATAGTCTCACAGTGGGTTTTGTAGGCGATAAGCTGAATAGCTACATCGTCTTCGACTTCCATTCTCCAACCAAATTTCTCAGGAGCAGCAAGCTCCTCAAAATGGTAAGCCCACTTATCTGTAAGAGCAGTATTACTTGGTTGGATCAGCCTTGCGTAAATTTCCGCAGGCGTGAGAGTATCCTGGGGACGATAATGTTGACCGTAACCGAAGATACAACGGCGAGCGTAGCCAGTTTCAAGGAAATCATAAAACTGGTCTTCAGTAAGACCACCATCAAGCAGCTTAGAAGGAGTACCAAACAACAGCATATTGGCAGGTGTTTCACCGTCTACTTCCTCTGTTCTTTGGCTCTCGGCAGTGTTCTTGGTGAGCTTCTGTTTGACTCTGCCTTTATCATAAAGCTCAAGGTAGAGGTTCAGGATTTCCGTATTATTGACGAGATTGGAACCAATCTCATCCATCTGGAAATTGATAGCACCGCCATTGGCGAGCAGGAGTTTTTGACGAAGCTGCTTTACAGCGGGAGCCGTGCCACTATCAAAAGTGAAAGGATAAGCACCAGTAGATCGAAACTCACGGTCTAGTTTCTCTTTTTCTTCGTCTTGCTCGGTGCCATTGCGAATGGCTCGATTAGTGGCCAATTGCCACATATGTTCTTCGGCTTTAACAAAGAAGGTCTCTTCCATGAAACGGTTCTGAAACCCTTTCAGGAACTCGTTTTCCACTATGGAAACGGAGTGTCCTTTACCGAAGCCAGAAGTGGCTAGAGCAAGGGTATAGATGTTAACAGGGACTTCGCCACGATCCTTAGTGACGATACGTGCTCTCATGCAAGATGCAATCTTGCCGAGGAAGTAAGCAACTTCTGCTCTGAAGAAACCTTTATCGACGTTCTGGGTACGATTACCCAGAACATCAACAATATCATTCAGTGCAGGATGATGCTCAACGGTAGAAAGGTCGAGATCAAACATCGATATTATACCTGTCTTTCTGCTTGCAGATGGGAAATGCTGGACAATATGCGCAACGTTTTACTTCGCCGGGCTTGGTGACAATAGCACCTTTACCGCCCTTCTCTGACATGAACTGTTTGGCAGATGCCATATCATCGAAGTTTTTAGTTGACCGAGCATTAAGGTCTTTTGCTTTCTCTGGATCAGAGAAATAACGATACTGGGGAGCAGAACGCCACAGTTCTTCGTCAGTACACTCAGGGATATCCTCTTCAGGAGAATCCTTATAGCGTTCGATTTCTCGAATTTTAGAACGCATATATCGTTCAATTTCGGGAGTATCTAAGAGCTTTACAGTATGCTCTTGAGCACGGGTTTGAGGATAATCAGTTCTCTGCTTGGCTTCTGCTTTCTTCCAATCCGTAAAAATGAACTGGATGTAAATATGGTCATCTCGAACCTTGTCCGGATTGAGCCATTTGTAGATTGAACCTTGCAGGGCATAATCTTCATCTTTGGAACCAAAGAGATAAGCCCAGACTGAAGTAGATTTAATATCGAAGAGACGACCGTCGATAATCATATCGAACTTGCCACCTACGATATAACCCTCGATTTCACGAGTATTTCTTTGCTCAAGGTATACAGGATGGTAACCTAGATTGGCATTAAGTTTGAGCCATTCCGGATCAGGATTGACTACAATCTTGTCACAGATGGAGTCAGGGTACCCTAACAGTTTCATCATCTGGGGACCTGCTTTGGTCCATGCTTTTTCAACACTATCATGGATAGCTGTGCCGAGACTGGAAGCAAGGAAGTCAGACACGTCATAAACGCGGTTTTCCAATGCCACACGGCGGCTGAGGATCAACTGCTTGGTGGGCTTCAATAGTGTAGTGGCTGAGATATAATTGGGGGTTTTGATGTGATCATACTCGTCATGCAGAAGCCAGACAGCTATCGGAAGACTGATCCCGTGATTATTCGTATATTGCATGACATAATGTCCTTGTGATTAGTATGGTAATAAATTGAGATGGGATTTGAACCCACGGCTGGCGAGTATAGAGGCGTAGCTCACCCATCCAGTCTTCCTTCGCGTCAGCATTAAGCCACTCTGCCACTCAATTATGAAACAGGGGATTACTCCCCTGTTCCTAACGTGCAAGCCTTTTCCAAGGGACTGAGTACCTTGTGTCTGGCTACATGTTCCATTTGGCGACCGTAATGTTGGACCTTCTGGGCATCATAAACTGGATCATGCCCAGCCTTTCCACCACCAAAGGTTCGTGCAGAAGCAGATCGCCATATGGCTTTGAAGGCACAACCTTCATCAAAGGTCATGCCAAGAGCAGAAATGATATCTTCACATTCTGCCTGATATGGGGGTTGATCCTCACGACGAGGATGCTCCACCTTTGCCAAGTAATAATTTACTCGACCACCGGAATGCTCTTTATCCCTGCTCACTTGGTGCAGCCTCGGGGGTAACCTTCTTGTGAAACTGCTCATCGGTCATCTGACCAAGCAGATTGAAGGAGGTAATAATGGCATCAAGAATCTTCGCCTTACGGGGAATTTTCTTATATTCCATTGCTTGAATTTGAGCAGATTGCTGAACATTGCCCAGCACGGTTTCGCTGATGTACGGATTGAATGTTTTCACAATCACGTTCACGGGGCGATGACGTTCAAGACCATTTTCAACGTTGTAAACGATGTTGACGGTAAACAGCCAGATCAGTTTTTCTGCTGGTTCTGGGGTCTGTTCAGGCTTGATGGGGTCTTCCATTTATGCAGCTTTCTTTTCGTGGAGCTTGTTCCAGTGCTTCATGACCTGCTCCCTTATTTGGTCATGAGTTGCTTTGTTTGGTAATCCGCATTCTTGGCTCCAATCAGGATAGAAGATACCGAATTCACCACCTAATTTTACATCTGGGTGATAGATTTCAGGATCATCTTGCCACTCACATGCCAAGACTACATTGTCATTAGCATATTTGATTGCTTTGATATCGTCCCGAACCAAGAAGTACTGGGCGTCGTGGATTTGTGCACATGGGCGGATCGACAAGCAGTATCTGCTTTTTCGAACTTTGCCCATGAACTCGGAACCTGCTCTTGAATTGAGAAGGCACCATGATTGGCCCAATGCATTACCTGCTGTTCTGCCTTCGGCCTCAGCTTCGTGAGGGGTTCTGCTCGTTCCCCGTATAACTTGCTTGAGCAATGGGGTACGAACTCTGAGACCGAATGCGGCGGTAATATAGCCATCGTTGCAAGCTTGGTCCAGCTTTTTAGCAACGTACTCATCACTGACCTGATAAAGGTTGTGATAACTGGCTTCAATCTTTTTGGATTTCTCCTCAGACCAGCCTTGGCTTTTCATAATCGTGATATACGTTCCAGCATAGGTAAGCGAGAACGTAGGAACTTTACCATCTTGGCGAAGTCCCTTGTATTTATCAGCGATAGAATTAATTGACTCAACGCTTGTAGGATCGATGTCAGGCATTTGATCACCAAAATACGCATATGCCCTGAGACAATGCCCATCATACCCATCGGTATAGACCTTTAATTTATTAGGGTCTCTGGTGGTTAGTGCACTAATACGATCTTCAAGAGAATTGAAGTCAATACCGCAGAATAGCCACCCGGGGGGAGCGGCAAAGCACGACTTCATTACCTTGGCATATTTCGATCCAGTTGCAGGAAGATTTTGCATATTTGGATCAGATGAGGATAAGCGACCTGAAACAGTGCCACCTAAATTGAAGTTACCTATTAGGTAGTGCCAACCATCGGGGCCTTGTCGAGCAGCCTCGAACGCAGGAATGAAGGTCGTCAATAGAATTGCTACGCCTTTGTACTTCAGAAGAGCATCCAGAAACTCCAATACCTTGGGGTCTTTGGTATGGTTCTTCAGAGCTTTCAGCGTTTTAGCATCAGTGGCAGGAAGATCGCTTTTGGTCTTATTAAGGACCGGTAGAGCCAATTCCTCAAACAACAAAGCTTGTAGCTGAGGTGCACTATTAGGATTGAAATAAATCTCATCCTTTAGTTTCGTATTGGTGTCGATAGTCTGAAGAACTGTATCGACTGTGGTTCTCTTTTTAACCCATTTATTATTCATTTTATTTACGTACTCTTCAACACGTAAATAATTGAACTCCTGGATTAGTGCAGTTTTATTCATCTCATCAAGAGCGTCATCATTATCCTTTTGGAGGATTGCTTTGACTTCTTTGACTCGTTTCATATCGATGGGCAAGCCCGTCAATTGCATTTGAATAATATCTACAATAGCAGGTTTGAAGATCTCATTATAAATCTTCAACTGTTGGTCTGCCACGAGGGTATCCCAGTGTTTATTGTAGACGAACCAAGTGGAGAGACCATCCACTAGGTTGTATTGCAGGAGTTGTGGGAGAGGGATTTTAGTGATGTCATTGATAGACTCCACCGCATAATTTCCTGCAAACTCCTGTGCTTGGTCTTTGAGACCAAGCTTATTCCCTGCACAGGAATTAGTAACCAAATAGGTAATCAGCTTCGTATCATGCCAGTTTTTCAACATCACTCTGAGACCACGGAGCAAGCCTTTAGTATCAGTAATGTGTTTCATATATAACTGGTAGATTAGTACCATAACGTCAAAAGCGATATTATGATAAATAGTCGCATATTCCATGCGTTCAAAGAAATCACGGAGCATACGCCTAACGAGAGCCGGATCATCTGAAAGATCAACAGGGAAAGCTATCCCTTCATGTTGGTTCCAACAGAATGTGATCGTGGCAATCCCAGAATGATACGGTTTTAGGCTCCAGCCTTCAATGTCCACTGTAAGCGGGCACTTCATGGCAAGGAGCTTTTCCAGCCACTCTTGGATTTCACCTATGGTTTCTGGATATGCAGCATATTTGATAATGTCTGAGCCGGGTTCCTCATAAGAACCTTTAGCGTGATTCATTAGAGCAGTAATGCTGTTTGTTACCTTAGCCTTGACCTTATCAGGGTCATGGAACATGGCTTGGTAGTTAGGTACATAGACCGTGTGGTACGGACCGTATGCACAGTCTACCACATAGCCAACCATAAGGTCCGCTTTAGCAGATTTGGTTAGTACCTTATAATACTCGGCGTCTCCGACGATGAGATACTGGACCTTCAAGTCTTCAAAGACTGGAAGAAGCTCATTTGTGATATAATCCTTCATGTCCTTGGCAGGAGTTTTTTTCTTGCCGGGAATTTGATGAAGATCAATGATGATGACATCATTGGCATCGAGACCATACGGATCTAGATAGATCCTTTTAATGTCATCTTTCTTGATTTTATTGACCAATATACAAACAGGGTACTCTGATTGATTGGGATCGTATGTGTAATACTTCATTAATTACCCCAATAATCTGGAACCAAGATAGAAATAAATCCTATCCATGGTTTTCTGGAACTGATCTCTGTGCAATTTGGTAGTAAGAAGTGCTCCTTCTTCTATGGTTCGCTTCAAGTTCTTTGTGGAAATGAAGCTAGAGGGAACCAAAGGCAGAAGGATATCAGGAACGGCATCACGAAAATGCTGAGGGGATGTAGCATTTCGTACAAGGACCGCAAGTCCCTGTCCTATCCGGGCTTCATCATTTTCAATATCCCGGCATTGCTTTTTGTATTCAAGAACCCTAGCCTTCAGGCTAGGATGCACTCCTACCTTTTGTAAGGATTTGAATGGAATACCCACTTTGTTGGTGTAGACTCGGCCATCAAAGAAGAAGCCATCCGTTTGGGTCAGCTTCTCATGTTCTTCGATTATTTCTTTAATCATGGTATCCAATCGAGCTTTGTCAGAAGACATTAGTTCTTTAATTATACCATTAACAAAATTGACCCTGTTTTCGTCTATCGCTTTACGATGTAGGTACTCCGCTTTTGTCGTGACAGCCATTACTGTACTCCATTATTCGATAATACCACCGAAACGTTCGGTGAGATTTCCATAGAGGAACACTCTTTCCTTGGCTCGGCTGAAAGCCACATAAAGCATACGTGCAGCCATATCCGGATTAGTCACCTTAGAGATGTTGTCGAGATCGATGAAGACACTCTGATAGGTGGAGCCTTGGGATTTGTGGACAGTTGCAGCATCTCGGGGACGCAAATCCGGGAAGTTATTCTTAAGGAAGTACATCCGTTCCCAATTTTTGGTTTTGGCAAACCATTTGATGAGCTTATCATAATGATCACGATCCACTGGGAGTAGTGCATTATAGACTACTTCACCGAAAGAAGTTTCCAGCGTAACTTGCTGGACTTCGAGTTCAGAGTCTTTCGTGATTTCGATGATACGAGTATTCTGAACTTCCTTGATGGTGATTTCCTGCTCCACCGAAAGCTGGGTAGAACCCACCTTGGTAGAACCATTGCTTACCAGTACTTCACCTGCTGTATAGAGTGCAGGAAGCTGACGGAGTTCACGGATATACTGATTGTATTGGATCACCATTTTATTGGTATATGCCAGAATTCGGCTGTTCAGATTAGGACCCGGGATGAAAGTATCCTGTATTCCCTGAAGCATTTCGCCATCAGATAGCCAGTCAATGACACCGGGAACCACCTGAATAGGTTTGAATTCACCGGACTCGACGGTCTCACGAAGCTGTTGACAAATGGCCATAAGAGCCGGCTGTCCATTATTTCTCATTGGTTCAGTCAGTTCATAGAACGGACTTCCCTGAAGATAAATGGGGGAGATTTTTTCGAATACCGGAGCCAACTGATTATGGTCACCGACATAGACGATTTTGCAGTTTTCTGTGCCTTCATGAAGGATGTGATAAAGATCACTATCGATCATGGAACACTCATCAATGAAGATGATCTTGTTTCGCTTCACATGCCAGTCTCTGGTGCGCGTCAGGACGGTTTTACCGGTCTGATAGTCCTCAGATACCCGAATGTTCAAATACGAGTGTATGGTGCTCGTAGGGCGTCCTGTGGCATTGCCTAGAACTTCTGCTGCCTTGTTAGTCGTGGCAGTCATGACGACTTCTGTGTACTCAGGTTCGATACCGAGTAGCTCACAGGTTTTCTGGTACTGCACCATGATTTTATCGATGATGTAAGACATAAGGAATGTCTTGCCTACACCTGCGGCACCAGCAATGATGAATTCCTTGCCGGATGTCAGCAGAAATTCAAAGAAGGCTTTGGCAGCATTTTCCTGCCCAGCATTCGGATTAAGGATAAGTTGGGGGGTCATGTGCTTTCCTGCATAAAGAAAAGCCCCATTCTTTCGAACGGGGCTTGATTACTGAGATAATTACTGCATTACTTAATGCGGTAATCCTCGATATTTTTATCCTTGAGCCAGTTCGGGATTTTGCCCCGACCAGTCCAATTGTTCTTTCCGTCCGTAAAGAGGACAGGTGCTTTTGTACCCTTACGAGGGTTGGGCAAGCCACCAAGGGCTTCCACGAGTTCGGCAACCGGAATGTTGTAGTTTTTAACTACTATAGCAATCTGATCGACTACGGCCTTACGTTCGGCCTTCTGTTGAGCAGCGATCTTGGCATCAAGAGCAGCCTTTTCAGCTTGAAGCTCTTTCAGCGTCTTCGGCTGTTCCGTTGCAGCGACAGTTGCTTCGGCAACTGTAAGGTCTTCGGCTGCATGTTCAGTCTGCACTGCTTCCATGGTTTGCTCAGAGTCGCCAGCGTCCGTGGGTTCGGGTGCTTCTGTAACGACTTCTTCAACCGCTTGAACAGTTTCGACTGCTTCTTCTTCCTTTGGTTCAGAAACCGGAGCCACAGCAGCATTGCCAGCAAACAAAGACTGGGTAGGAGCCAAGGCAGCAGCTTCATCATGTTCATTTTCCGAGGTCATTATTATCTCCGTAGATGGGCTTCTCTCACACAAAAGGTGTGAGATCAGGTTTTGAATAATCCTTACTTTTGATTATCTTTCGATTATTGTCAAGTATGGGATTACCATTACTGTCAAATTTACTGAAGTTAGAGCGGTTCACTTCGTTAAGTGCACCTACTACATCCATGCCAGCAATTTGACCTGCACCAACGGCAGTCACGATCTGGTCAGCGATGCTATCCAGAAACTCGATACGGTCTTTGATAATGACGTCTTGATCCGTCTCTTTGAGGGCTTTGGAAAGTTCTTCCAGATAGCTTTGGCTCTTCGTTAGCAGATAACCAACTCGTCCATCAGCAGACGTGAAGGTCTCAAGCATCTCGGCTACTTCTTCGAGATGGACGCCTATCTGAGTGGACAGGTCTTTTGAGATTGGTTCAGGCTTTGCTCTATGGAACCAGAGGGCAGTATCTTCAATTCCTCGGTGGGGTAGCATCGGTTTGCTCCTTGTCTGCATTGGCTTTCAGCCTCATCAGTTCATCAAGGATTTGCACCTTCTCTGCATCAGTCGTAGCCTTTTTATAGGCCATTTCTGCATGATTGAGGTGTCGTACCATCTTTTTACGATAAGCACCGAGCCTGTGTAACTGAGTCATGGCTTCTTCCTGTTATTGAATTTCTCAACGATTAGCATTCTAATGAATGCACTAATCGGTTGACCTAAATTTAATTCATCGGCCAACCAGTTACGTTGAGCGGGAGTAAGTTTTTCATAGACATTATCCATGAAAGCTCTGCGGGTGTCTGTGGGTTCGACACCCAGTTCGGACAGTCTCAGCTTGACGGTGCTATGGTGGTAGCCAGTAAGTTCGCCAATTCGCTTGAGGGAAAGCCCTAGATCATTGAGTTTGATCAGAACACTGTCTTCGACACGACAACCAACGCCAGCCATAAGTCACCTTTATTTCTGAAACTGTTTGGCCATTTCAAGGATTTCCTCAATAGTGGACCATTTAATAACCACATCTCGTTCGACATGGATTGTATTACCTTCGCTGTCAAGAACAGTGAAAGTCTCTTTCTGAACTACATGTCCAGCGAGGGCGGCTTTGAGTTTATCCGCGTTCATTACTGGTATTCCTTACTAACATAAAAAAGCCCCCAGATTTCTCTGAGGGCTTCTGATGAAGATACAAACCTTACGGTTTGTTCTTTTCGATATCTTCGATTTCCTTGGTCGAAAAACCAAGTGCTACCCAAGACTTTTTCTTTTTCTTCTTGAGTGCATAAAGCTCCTCCCACTTGTTTTTCAAGTAGAGGACTTCTTGCTCAGTCAGATCCTTTCCGTCCAGAAGACCCGGCTTTGCAGGTTCAGCCGGAGGATCGTTTTTGACATTCACCGGCTTGGTAGCCTTAGACGAAGCAGGTTTTTCAACCTTCTTCTTTGGTTCCGCTTTGGGAGTTTCCTGTTTTACAACAAGAGTCTCTGTGGCATGACCAACATTGATGGTGTCGATTTCGTTCTCATTGAAACCGAGTGCACGAAGGCTCTTCTTCTTGGTCTTTGAAAGTGCCTTCACATCAGCGTAAAGCTGTCTGTTGAACATTTCCCGAGCGCGATCAGAGATCGAAAGAGAACCGGTAGCCTTCTTCTCTTCAGCGATCTTGGAATTTTCTTCCTTGATCTTCTGGTTGAGTTGACGGGGATCGATGCCATTTTTGGTAGCATCGTCAAAAGCAGCAGCTTTCTTCGAGACCTTCTCGGTCTTGTCCACTTTGGTCTTCTGAATTTCAGAAGTTGCTTTATATCCGTCCACACGGTTCTTAATGGAAAGGTTGCTTCCATAGGAACCACCAATCCAGACCTCTTCCAGTACACCCACATGGTCACCACTGATGGCCTTGGCCAGCATTGCTGCTGCTTCGGTATCAGAGGTCATGGGGCGATTGGAACGAAGCACGTTATAAACGTGATTGGGGAGTTCGAAGATGATGTGATAACCGCACACACGAACCTTATTGGGATCGTTGTGAGGAACAGCAATCACGTCTTCAGGAGCCATCTTGATGATGGTGCAAACATCCCCACTGAAGTGGCCGATATAGCCACGACGAGCAACATGGAGACCATTGCTGCATTCGTTACGGCGGTTCTTATCAACCAGACTTTCGTCAACTCGAACATAGGTACCTACTCTCTGATGGACTTTGCCGGAATGACAATCCACATAGGTAAATCCTGGATGACGATCAGTCTTTCGCAGGATTTTATAGGCAATGATCGAGCCGTCTTCTGCCAGAGGCAGATCACCGCGTTCAAGGAAACGCATCAGGTCCGGAATAGAGTGACCACGTTGGTCAATTACTCGGGCGATACGTTCCAAGAACGCAGTGACAGCCTTGGGAGAGTTATGTTTCAGAGCGTGCTGAATATAGCTTTTCAGGTTCTCAACACCGGGGATGGCAACGCCATTGATGACAGCCACAAGGGTCTCATCGTCTGCGATTGGCTCATCATTTTTGATTGGCTTGAGATCTTGCTTGAGATCCTCATAGCGAGGCTTTTGGGGAACTACAGGAGCCACCTTTTCAGCCTCTTCAAGAAGAGTCTCAGTTGCTACAGCATCCACAGCTATTTCAGCTTCAGCAGTGACCTTGGCATGATACGCCTTGGTATCCTCTTCTACATCACTGTCGTCCTTTTCAGGAGCAGCAGGAATGAAGGCTTCCACGATGGTTTTGACTTTCTCTTTGGCAGCACGGAAGAAACGAACAAGACTGTTCGTTTTCTTTTCGAACTCCTCATAGAGGCTGTAATCCTCAAGGGATACAGTGACACTGCGGCCACGCTGGATTTCCGGGATGACCTTTTGAAGCAGAACAGCAAGGCGAGGATCGGATTGAGGAACAATTCGTTTATCACCTGTGTCTGTGTAGAAGACTACCTTATCCTTATCGGCCACGGCGCCTACTACAGTAATGATATCTTTATTAGACATCACATTATCCTTTCATTATATCACTAACCAAGAAAGGTTGTGAGAAGAAGGGTTTCAAGATATGCACGATTACGTGGAGACGTATTATCATCTGCGAGATTTTCGAGAATATCTGACAGATCAATGAAACTGAGACGTTTATCCACATCATCAGCAATGATGCCCTTGAGAGGGTTCTTATTGGCTTTGCTTTTCCATTCATCAATAACTTCACCGGCTTTTGCAAATTTCTTTGAAGAAGCAATTGATGAATATTGATATTTGAATTTCTGACGAAAATGAGTGAATAATTCCAGAAGCTCAAGTTCATCTTCATTGAGAGTCGGTACTTTCGGAAGCTGTTTACCAAGTTTGGTATACAGGAGAATGTCATTATATAGTAATCCGTTCAATTGCTTGTAGCCACTGAACCAATTCATATTTTGATAGTAATCCTTGAAAGAGGGATTATTAATCACCCCTTCAATAATTCTATCCATGACATACGTTTCTCCGTCGATAGCCCCGGCAGCAATCATCTTTTCTCTTTGGTTCTTATTGAGTGCAATTGCGCCCTTATCACCAAAGCGTTGGACAATTTCCAAAGCCTTCTGATCGCCAAATTCAAAGAATCTGGCTCGATAGGAGTCATCTCGTGTGCAGTAAGCCGTGAAAACAAATTCAGGATTTTTGATCCAGATTTTCTCTTCATCACTTTTATCGAGATGTTGTCGTCTTCCAAAAAATTGTTGATCCCCGGATGTGTAAATCAAGGTTTTAAGACCCACGAAGTGATCTTTGGGTTTCTTGAACACGGGCTTATCAGTCTTTGTGATGGTAGGAGCAAGTAGAGGCTTTGGAGCATATTTCTCCTCTTCAGCGATTATATCGATAACGATGAAACCCTGCTTCTTAAAGAACCGAATGGTCTCATTTTTATTGGCATATTTACGAGCACCCATCAAATAAACGAGGCAACCTCGTTCTGGGATATAATCCCATCCATCAGGCTTGGTACGTCCCCACGGAGTGTCTCTGATCTGGCTTTTTGAACCAACAATCATCACCACACGCTTGGACATGATTAACAAGTTTTTGAGGCTATCTTGTGATAGGTACAACTCTTGACCTGCAAATGCCCTACGGCCCATGTAACCTTCTCTATCCCAGATGATAAGGTTCTTAGGGTTGAGATTAGCTTTGACAGCTTTGGTTAGAATACCCGTGTACCGAATATGATGTGGGCGATGACTTTTGCCTCTATCCCACATATACGGATGCTCTTTCATGATTTTTCTGAATTGGATTAACAAATCCTTATCAGCAGATTCCTCTTTGATGGCACGATTGAGACGTGCCATTTTTAGTTTGGCGAGGAAATTATCATTATTGAACATATAGCCTTGAACAGCAAAACCAAGGATTACCTCCTTTGCGGAAAAGAAGTCTCCCTGCAATGTACGGTATTTGTTTTCCTTATTTTGGTAATATGTTTTGATAATATTATCATCAAATAGCATATCACGAAGATCTTGTTTATTTCTGATCATTTGATCAATAATCAGTTGTTCCTCTCTGGCGAGATGCCCATCACTTCCTACTTTGCTGAAGGCATCAATGAATTTCTTCAACAAGATGGTTATGGTAGCAATGGTTCGATCTGAGGCATGAATACTTTCACGAGAAGGCGTGACGGAAATGCTATTTGCAGCAGCCTCAAAAATGACATTCAAAGAGGGCCGTATACTGTATGCGTAGCCTCTTTCATATTCATTACGAGACCGTTCAAGAATTTCCTTGGCTCCCTCGTAGAGTTCTTCATATTCACGATGGGATGGAATTGGATAAACCACATTACCATAGCGAACATAGAGCAGACCGTTTTGGGATGGAGGAATTCTATTGGTAACAAGGAAACCTTCTTCCCCTTTGCTGATAGGAACAGTCGGGATAGGCATCCCGTTCAGAGTGGCATTGATTTCACCAAAGCCTACGACCTGACTGATAACTTTTTTGAATTTCGTAACATCAGCAGGATCGTTGATCGGGATTTCTACCTCAACCCCTGTTTCCGTGGTTGGTACAGATACGATGATGCGAGCATCAGGCATACCTTTGGTATCAGCGGAACCGCGAGAGATTGCCCAGATGGTCTTTTTACCACCCCAGCTTACAGTAACAGTGAAGTGCGTTGTGTAAGCAAAGGGAGATTTGGAACCAAGACCAAAACCACCTGTTTGGTTTTCCTGAGCTTTTTTGGTCGAACCCCCGTAGGTGCAATAAATTTCCGTCATTTTAGCCGGATCGATACCGGGACCAAAATCTTTGATAATCAAAGAGGTTTCATCGATTTTGATTTGAACGGGGATGTGGGTTTGATTGGTAATTTTGTGGGCGTCCCATGCGTTACACACCACTTCGCGAATGACAGCCAAAAAGGCATCTGAATAGAGTGTGCTCGACAGAACTGTAATGAACTCTGCTGAGTTAATGATGCCAAATGCTTTGGCAGCACTGACACCCATGATGGCATGGGTATCATAATCGGAGTGGTGAGTAACTTCCAAGGTCTTGATCCTTATTCAAATTTGGAGAGAACGGGTTCATCAGGCTGATATTGGTATTTGCCTTTGTACTCAGCCATGTGGCGAAGCTCATGGAATACAGCCTTTGCTATTCCGGAACCGGCAGGAATGGTAATAGGTTTATTACCATGAAATATTACTTCAATAGTCAAAAAGCCTTTCCAACCCGGTTCGATATCGGTACCAATGGTTGCGTCAATAAATTGACGAGCTAAGGTACTCTTGTTACGAAGCTCACCCCACAGATTAAGCGGGATATCAAATTCTTCTACAGACGAAGCCAAAGCAGTTCGTCCTAATGTTTTTTCAAATGTACCGTCTTCTTTGAAAACTTTGGTATATCCAAAGAAATGTTCTTTAAGAACATCATCAAAATACCCTTTGGATAATAAATACTCATTGTTGATTGTTGAGTAAAATCCGTAAGGATCAGGTGGCACAAATTCTATTTTCTGTTTGGTTCTGAGATCATAACCAACTTCGGAAAGACCCCAAGATACACCATGCTGACGGTGTTTACGGTCTGTCATGTTAACTACTGGCTTAGCCAGATAAAGCGCCTGACCATTACAGATCATATTACACCTCTAATAAAAGGAGGGGGAGCTATTGCTCCCCCAATGGTTACTCGTTGATGTGGATTGCCCGACCATGGGGAACCACGGCACCGGGGTTATTAAAGACGATCCACAATATCGGGACCATATCCTTTGGTTCCAGTGCAACCATCGGATCACAGACCAAATCCGAAAAGACTACTACAGCCTTGGGTTTGTTCTTGATAATCCAATTACGGACGCACCAGAGGTCTGTACCACCTCTTCCGATTACTTCCATTTCATCGAAACGGTCATAACGAGTCATTCGTTTTTCCATCTGAATTTCGTCATCGAAATTCAACATGGTGAATAGCTCGGGATTGAAACGCTTCTTGATGAAGTGAGCTTCTGAATTGATACGGACAAGTTGGGCTTTGGTAATAGAACCAGAACTGTCACCCATGAACGCAATGTGATCCAGACCACCTTGACTACTCTTTGCAAGCGAAGGTAGGTAGGTATGTCTGATGCGTCTGCTGGGTATCTGCCAGTTATAGTCCCATCCTTCCTGTGCAGTCATGAAAGGCAGAACTTCTCTTTCCCAATTAACTTTGGGATTGAGGAATTGCTTTACCATGTCTGCTACAGGAGTTGATCCACTGTAACCACCGCCTGCTTGAGCAGCGTACTGAACTGCTTTCACTACAGCGGTAGTCATCTTTTGAGCAAGTGAAGGATCAACAGGGGGGACTGGAGAACCCGCCATCATTTTACCTTCAGTAGGGTGCCTTAGATCGGTAACGTCATAATTACCGTCATCGTCGTAGGCTCCCCACAATGCTTGTGGATCATCCAAAGTTCCCTGCTCTTCACGAAGAACGAGGTCATCGTAGATTTCCTCAACAGCCTGCCCATCGTAACGATGATCAAGCCAAGGGGTCATTCCATCGAACGAGTAACCTCGACTATGGAGTTCATTATTGACCCAATAGCTTGAAGCCATCTGCCAGAGCCAAGCATCTTTACCTTGTCCACGGACGAGATGAAGCATAGCAAGTTTCCAGAGAAGGCTGGCAATCAACGTTTCTCTTGAAGACGTAGGCAGTTTCATGAAGTAGTTCGGATTTACTGCAATAATGAAACCATTAATATATGCAGTAACCGCATCTTCTGCCCAGATGATACTGGTGGAGAAGAGCAAGTGTGCGAGATGAGCCTCACCGCGATGCAGCAGGATGACCGATTTGCATCGGTCAAGCTCTCTCTGAAGTGTCTGCATCGAATGGGTCATATCACTCTCCGAACAGGTAGCGTGCCAGTGCAGTCTGTGCACGAATGAATGCCGGATCACGGCGCAAATGCGGATGCTTGATCTGAACCGAACGCCAGTACAGGATACGGAATTCGAGAGAGAAGCGATCTACATAGTCACCGAGATCAGACAAGTTTTTGTCAGTGGTTTCATCGATAAGCATACCGATAATAGCCCACTGACGTTGGCTCTCTGTGGCATCCGGGATAGGTGCAGTGCGGGGGTCAGCAAGAATGCTGGCAAGATCAGGCAGATTGCCGAACTCTTCGCAGAAATTGACGTACTCAACGCCAACAGGACCAACGGCACCGCAATAAAGAGGTGCATCGGCTGCAATGGGTTCTTCGTCATCAGAGAGCTTAGAGACCCATTCCCACGTACCCGGGCAAGCGAACGTCTTATCCTTATGTTCAGGATCAAAGTTGTTCAAATATGCCCGCTTCCAGTTCAGGAAGGCAACAGTCTTGGTATTCCACTTCTGCGGGATGGCAACATCCTGCATGAAGTCATCGAAGTGAGTCGGCTGGGTTCCGTCAACAAATGCCTCAAGCCACAGAAGACGACGCTGAAGCGCTGAACCAAGTGCCTGAGTAATTGCACGGTCTTCATCACGATTACCGTCAGCAACGATGTATACCTTGCTGTGCAGCGGACGTTGACCCACTTCACGTTCTTGAAGGAGCTTGTAGACGCCTACGAGGGTGGTAGGCAGACCAGAGTTAAACTCAGACAAGTAGAGAAGCCAACCTGCCATTTCGTTGCCATTCTCGTCTTTGGGCAGTGGATCACCTTCCAACGGGAACACATCGAATGGTTTGTAGACAGCCTTATTACCAGAGACATCCGGCAAACCGGAATAATGCTCTGGACCGTTAGTGGCCACACGGTCATCAAGAACCTTGAGGTTCAAGTCCTTGGCGGTTGCACGGATCATGGCAGACTTACCAATGCCTGGGGAACCCTGAACCATAGGGATAAGCCCTACTTTCAGAGCACGTCCGATCCAGTAACGGACCTGACGCATAGAACCGCGATAGAGATTAATTTCAGAGGCATCCATTATATGGGTATCCTTTTTGTGGGTTATTTGGATAAATTATCCAAAGAAAGGGGTTTCCATTATTTCAATAAGTTCCTTGAAGGACTTATCAAAGTCGGTGTGGTGGATAGCGTAACCACCAGCAGCATTCCAACGATCACAATTTTTCTTGTAATCATCGATTAGAACATCGCCGGGGGCGTGCATGAAAAGTGTCTTGGAGGAAGATCCCCATACAGGAAGGATCAAATGCTCTGTTGACAACGTCTGACGAACCCATTTTCTCTTTTGGATCGCCATTGCATGGTAATGCTTTTTAGAAGCAGCAGTGAGGATGATGGGGTCAAAATCCGCATAATCTGTGATCTTTTTCCAGAAACTCAATGTCCCTTCGAAGACAGGTATGGTTTCAAAGAAATCCCCCTTATCATGAATAAGCTTCCACATTTCATCATCGTTTACGCCCCCTATTTTACTGGGGGGATCGCAATTGAAAAGATTACGGAAATGAGTATCAAAATCTGCCATGACCCCATCAAGATCGACAAATAGTCTTCGCATTACTTGACTCCTTATTGATATAAAAAAGCCCCCCTATTTCTAGGAGGGCTTCACTTAGTACAGATGTTTTTGAATTGCCTGTACCTGCTCAACAGCAGGCCGTATGCGAGAACATTGTCAGACATGGTAGTATAGAGCCTCCTTAGCTCTCTTGGCTCTAAGCCTTTGGTTTTTGAGATTGGTCACCATTTGAAGGTGAAGAATATTACAGCAGAGGCGGTTATTACACATATGGTCAATTTGCCTTTTAGGCAGGATAGGACCATTGTGAAGTCGCCACATGACGATGTGAACCGCTGTAGTACATCCGTACAGGGACATCCGTCCGTAGCCACCGCCTCTGCCGTTTCCTGAAGTCCCACCTTGCCAAATATGACAAGGGCTAGGAACTCCATTCAGGAGAAAGCCTAAATCTTGGATTAATATACGGTCAGTAATACGAGCAAGAATTGCCTCTCGATTTTCCATTAACATTATATATCTCCAAGACTATCGTAGATAAATTAAAAAGACCCCACACCGAAGTGTGAGGCCAAGGTATTAAGAAAGTGCGTAGTTACTTTCGAGGATGTCTTTCCAGAGTTCTGGATCATGCTTACCAACCTTTACCAGTTTACCTATAATTTGCGAAAGCAAGAAGCTAAGCAAATCAGATTTGGCAATATTGGAAAGAAGCTGGTTATATTGACGACGAAGATCATTGCCGTAGTTTGGCAAGCAACGGAAGCAATCATGTACTGCAATAACTTCGAAAGGATGTTTCGGAAGACTTGCAATAAGATCGAAGATTACGACTTTATCGACCAACTTGATGGACTCATCATCGAGATAGTCAAGGATACGTGCGGAGAGAAAACCACAGTCAGTATAATGACCCCAGAGTGTCTGCATCATTTTACTGTTTTCTGGGTTCGCTTCGATAGAGGCTTTGCCTTCCAACAGACCAAGAAGCCATACAATGCTCTTCTGGTCGTAGTTGCAACGCAGAACCATTTCACGAACGATCATGCCGTCAATAGAGTGCGTCATGTTAGCGCCTAATGAACGACCCTTTTCGATGCAGGTATTGATTGCATAGGTTACTTCATAGGGTTTATCTAAAAACTGAACATAATCAGTTTGTTGGCCCATGATTTTTACGTGAACATGGAAGTTGTCAGGCATAACCCAGTCATTGCTAAGAGCTTTTGGGTTCCAGAGGTCCTTCATGGTTTCGTTAAGTTCCCACGCACCGGGAGCCTCTTCACCCATGGTTTCGTAGAAGGTGGTGAGCAATTGACCTTCTCCAAAGACCTCCTTCGGAACAGCTTCAGAATTATAGAAAGCCGTCATGATAGCCCGCTTAGTATCCTTGCGGTCGATCTTGGCAGTGCCGTTGATCTTCTTGACGATGATTTCATAGAGAAATTTGTAGGCATCACGTCGCTCGCCAACATCCACTACGTTGCATACTTCGGCTCCCTTGCGGTCACCGGTGAGTGCAGACAGAATTTGAATTCCGGATGATGTTGCATCCAGAGAGATTGGGTAATGGTTGACGTTGCCTTTTTGGGCATTACGCCATGCTCGTACACCTGCACAATAAAGAGCAGGCTCATCAGCATTCTTGGCAATTGCTTCAAGCTGATGTTCATTGTCATCAAACCACTTGATACGATCCTGCCACAGGGCCTTATCAAGGTTATCACCGAAGTTGTTGGCGATATCGATCTTCAGGTACTGCTTGGCAGTGAAGGTTTCAAACATAGTCATCTCCTTATTAGACTAATAGGTTCAGTAATAGCGATGGCGCTATTGATCGCAGCAGTGACTGTATCGTGGGACGTGCTCCCGTTGCTATCGTCATAGCATTACACGTATTTCATACATGCAGTGTTGCTGGATCGTAGAGTCACCTGATGATGATTGGCGGGCTTTACTGATGAGGGCAGTTAGCGGGCCTAGAGTAGTTCTCACTCCGAATACCCAAATGGGCTGAGCGACAAATGCCTACCACGACCTAGCGTCATATGTGGTTTTGGCTATATGTACCGGTTTTGCAGAGACCGGAAATCGTCTCCATCCTTGGATGACAACTCTTTTGGAATTTAAGGTAACCACCCTTTCGTGGCCTTGACATCGATCAAGAGCTAATCGTTTCTTTATGAGTTCTTACTTTCTTTTCAAAGACCAGTAACTGTCATTCATGACCAGTTTAGGTTATTGCGCAAAGACTGCGTGCCTCTCCTGCTTCACCATCGATCACTACTTAGACGGATCGCCGTCAGTTCGAACATTTTTCACCTTTTCGCGTGATGAGAAGGATGCTCAGATGCTTCCCTCTTGTTGAGGAACCGGTCCTGCTGATTGCGTTTCCGTTTCCTCTTGAACGGGTTCAGAGGAACCCGTATTCCGGATGCTTTTAAGGCAGTCTCAGTTGACCATTTACTCACCATGATACTGCCATAAGACTGCGTTGCATTTGGCATGGACCGCACCGATGGTCATACCAGTATTGTGATTATGATGAAGATGGACAGGATGTTTGAAGAAGCCAACAGGAAAACGGCTCTCATTAATAGAAGCACGTCTCACCTTTTGATTTGGCTCCCCTGAGAGGGGTTGATGGCAGTGGTGGCACTTGCCCTCTTGTTCCTCGACATACGCTTCCCTGAGCTTCCTACGGCGATATGTAGACAGTGTAGGGTAATGCTGAGGATCCATAGCTTAACCAATCCAAATGGGATCAGGAATGTCCCCGATCCAGATGGCAACGATCTCGACTTTGTCGCCTTCGTCGGCCTTGATCTGTTTCAGCACGTCCTCATGGTCGTTACCGATGAAGGATTTTTTGTGGAGATAACCAGCTTCTATATAATACATCGCTGTATATGTGGGTATTTCCTTTGGTTCAGCCATTACTTGTCTCCTTATTTGAGTAACTTGTTGGGAAACCTGATCCGTAGATCAGGAAACCAAAAAGGTTATTTAGTTAGATGGCAGGTTCAGAAATGGAACAGCCGATCCGGGAACGAATGTAGTTGGGAGTTTTCCATCCCACTGCTGAGCTTTTGTAAGCTCAATCAGGTTCGGAGACTCCTTGATGGCATCGTTCTTGGCACGGAGAGCAGCAGCTTCAGCTTCGCCCTGCACCCGAACAGCATGGGCAGAGGCATCAGCCTCTGTCCTCTTGACAGTGGCAGCAGCGTTGGCATTGGCAACCGCTGTACGGTTATCGATTTCCGCCTGCTTTTCAGCAACTTCAGCCTTCATCTTGGCGTCGATGTTCCGCTCATAGCTGTCAGGCAGAGAGAAGTTCTCGATCTGAGCAGAGAGGATTTCAACGGGACCATCAATGTTGCGGATACGCTTGGAGAATTCCTGACCAAGCTTTTCACGCTCCTTGATTGCTGTGTCGGCAGTGAACTGGCCGAATACAGTTTCGAGGGACTCGCTGACGCGACGTGTGACCATCTGGCTGACAGCATTCTTAACCGAGCCATAACGGCTATATATGGCAAGCACGTCATCATTACCGGGCTTCGCACGGTAGGTGATGGAAATACGATGCACGGTCGCTGTCTGGCTGTCCTTGGTGTAAGCCTTGACTTCATCGAAGGTGATCGTCTCGTCACGCAGGGAGATGTCCACGGCTGAGTCGAGGAAAGGAGCTTTCCAGTGAAACCCGGGAGTAGCAATGCCGGTGACGGCACCGTTACGGAGGATGACTGCCTTTTCACCTTCATCGACCGTATAGAACGATCCGCCGATGACGCCAAGGGTGATTACTCCGATAATACCTGCAAACAGCAGGCCGATGATTGAACGCAGACTCATTTGAGTCACTTCCTCTTCTTTGTTTTCTGGTTCTTGTTGAAACCGATATTAGTGGCTAACCAGTAAGCCCCTACTACCAAGGTGACGAGGATCACAATGACCCCGATGAGTTTGAAGAACATTGATTATTCTCCTGATTACTCGGTTAACCGAGCCGAGGAAAAGAAATTAGCGGCACTCGGTAAATTCGACCTGTGCCAGTTCCGGTACCGGTTCTTTGGTCTTGATGAAGCCAACAGTCTGAAGGACAACCCACTGTTCACCGTCTTGAATGACGGCACGAACGTCCTTGATCACCTCGGACTTGCTGTGCCGTCCGATGGTACGATCAGAGATGCGTGGGATTTGGCCCTGCTCTTCAACAAAGTTGGCGAGCTTGCCAGCGAAATAGAGGGTACGAGCGTAGCCCATGTGTTTAATCTCCTTGGGTCTGCTGTGGAACTTCCAGTTATCGACGGAATACATCGATGTGCCGCAGTCACTGAGGGGGTTTTTGAGGATGAGAACAGGGTTACCTGCACCGCTGATGTCGAGACGTACAACTGTTGCTATGTCCCCGATCCCATATGATTTATAGTAGCCGACAAGGCATATAACCTTGTCGCCTGCTTTGATGTCTTCCTTGTATCTGCTCACTTCCTTGGCCTCTTGCGGTTGGCTTTGTCCTTGGCTCGTTTCTTGAGAAGCTTAGCTCGGGTCTTACCAATTTTGGTGCTGTGGTAATCCACAGGCTGGTAAGGTTTACGGATGGGAGCACGGAACAACATGTTTTCCATCTGCCTATCAAATTCGTCAGCGACAAATCGATAAAGGATGGTCTGTTCGCTTTCAGTCAGAGCTACATCGTGACCGTTCATGAAGCGATTAACAGCACACATGTCATCAATAACCAAAAGCCGATAACGATCATCAGCTAATGAGTCATTCACACTTTTGTATTCAAGTACGCTGCCATCGGGTAAGATTAGATCAGCTTTCATTGATTTTCTCCGGTAGCCAGACGACTTCCACAGATGCTGATGCCTTACGGCCAGCATTCTTCAGTACATCGTGCTCATAGAAATAGCCCCATGCTTCCTCCTCAGAATAGAAGAGGATAGGTACGGATGCGAAGGTACGCCACGATCTCCAATTTCTTGGATCACCGTTGCACTTGCCGGAACGCCATTGCATTCGAATGACGTACCGTTTGTATTGGGCATCCCGAAGCTCTCTCTTCAGTTTCCTAATGAGGGCAGCTTGTTTACGATGTCTGGCTTTAGAAACACTCTCCACTTATTCCATCCAATCCCAATGTGTGGATACGTTGAGGACGCCTAAAGGAGCCTCTCCGATCACGGTGAATGATGAGCCAGTACCATTGCTTCGGGTTCTTCGGATGATGCACAATGGTATAAATTGGCGGCGGATCGAGGGAGCGAGGCAATTCGCTCTCCTTTATCTCAGGGTAACAGCGGCAGTCCTCCCACCGATTGTGGGAGAAGGAACCGTCATACATGTATCCCTTGCCCTCATAGGCAAGGTAGAAGCCCTCGCCTTTACAACGAGGGCATTTGGGATGGTTACCAGGATTAGGCATTAATCCTCCAAGAGTTCCCCATGAGCGAACTCCACTATCGTTTTCCATGACTGGGATGATATCCCTCATCAATTTCGGCTTGACGACGAGCGTCAATACAAACTTGTTTATTGGGCGAACGGACAATCACGACACGTTTACCTTTAATGCCGATGGTGGCTTCCCACATATCTTTTTCAGTATTCCACGAAACACCAACTACCCCTGACTTATTGGCCTTGGATAGTTTCATGTTTCGTTGATTACCTGTGTGGGTTACTTCGATAAGATTTACTACACGATCATCATTAGTGACCCCATTATCGTGATCTACTTGAATAGGGTCGTAACCGTAGAGCATTTTGAAGATGATACGATTAGCTCGATACTGCACATCGTTTATTGCACCTACATGGTAACCTTTCTTATCTTGAGCAGTAAAGGCACGCTGATTAGCGTACCTATTGTTCCACCTCTTGTGCATGGCAGGATGCTCCCGCCACCAGAGGCAACCTGATACCGGATCATAATAGAGCCGTTCGATAAGGTAATCTTGTGGCGGTAATTTCTTAGTCTTCAACTAACTCTCCATGCGCAAATTCTATACAACTTTTGTTCCAGTCATTACCTTGATAAGTTACATGGTAACCTTGACAATAAACACGGCCACGCTTGTCATATTTGTGGGTAAGATAGAACTCTCCACCCATGGTTTCCAAATGAGTCAGGACATCTTTGGAAGTCCGGTCATATTTGTTGAAAGCCTTGACACGCTTCTGATATTCTGAACGTTCTTCACCGGGCTTTGGACGGTCGAGGTTCTTCCAGTTATTTTTGAGGAAAGCTACAGTGTCAGAATTGACCTTGAGCTTTACTTTATTAATCTTATTCAAGAAATCCAAACACACATCGTCATCATGATGGTTGTTGCTCTTGAGGATCACAGAGTCCTTTTTAGTGAAGTAACCTGTGTCACGGTTGTTCCTCAGTTCCTTTGGTTCCACAATCATGGGAAGTGGGTATTGATAGACTTCAATTTCATTCATCACTTCAGCATCAATATCAAAGCGAATGATGAAGACTTCGATGTTTGCAGCCCAATCAACTAGATTGTGCTTTGCTGCCGTCAAGAGAGCGTCAGCGGTCTTTTGGCAATCGCCCTGATAATGACGACGCAGGATACCAACAAGCGTTGGGAGGTTGACACGCTTATACAGAACCATTTGCACAAGTAGGTCGAACCCGAATTTATGATCAATACCGATCTCAGTAAAAGCGGTCCGGAAGTCGATATCTGAGTTTACGAATTCCTTTTTAATCCGGCTATGAAGCTGGTTTTTATGGAACATTTTCTCCATATCGATTTGTGCAGTCTGCAAGTCCACGGCTTTCTCCTTTGGATCATTAGTCTGTTGAGTGGATAGCAAGTCGCTCAAGAGCGTATTTAAGCGACTCGATGTTTCTGGCCGTAGCAGGCCCGAGGTCTTTAACCTCTTCTGAGTTTGTTCCATTAGTAGGAAAATGGATAAGCCGATTATCCTTACTAATCCCAAAGCTATTGTTTCCAGCCACAGTAACAAAGATGCCTCCTGCGGGGTTGAATGGCCAGTCGCTAACGCTGTCCATTACTTATGGCCCCAGTAATTTCGGTCCTCACCTACCCATGGTTCCCATGCGGTATCAAACCAGCAGTTGTCAGGTGCTCCAATGAACATCGGGGCAACTTCCTCATCCTTGAGACCAGCGAGGCCACAGCCGATGCGAGTGACTTGGAATTTCAATTCAGGATGAACCATTGCATAAGCAATGAAGCGAACTACGTATCGCTGTATCTCTTCAAGAGATAAGGTATTGCGAATGGATGTATCTTTGGTAGGAATTGCGTAGGATTGGCCTTGTGGGCCTTCAGGGACACGTAGGATGGCACCCTTATGATCCAGCGCAAACTTGGCTGCACCAGCACCATGGAAACCGCCTTCATTAGAGCCAAAGACGAATATTGCTTTACTATAGTCCACTGTTTTCTACCTTCTTGTCAGAGAGATTGACTGTTACGACAGGTTTGTCGTTCTCAAAAGAGATGTGAAAATTACAGACATCACCGGCACTCATGCCATCTTGTCGGCCAATGTGGTCTTTGATTGCTTTGAATAGATCGCCGTGTTCAAGAATGATTTGAGTTCTCTTAATCATGGCTGTTCTTTCAGCAATCTGTCTTCCATGCCTTTTTGATAGGCAGGATTATTGGCGGGATTTTTACGAGTAATCACCTCCACAGCGACATGATAAGATGCTTTTTCGATGATTTGATCGGCGCATTTCCAGCCAGCATGGTATTGAGCCATGGCTCTTTCTGCGTGATTGATCATGCCTCTATCGAAGGCATTTCTTTTATTGGAAGGCAAACTCATGATGACATTGACGCCATCGTGAATACCGTATTTGCTGATTTCTTCAGCAGCAAAGGCATCACCGTCCTGAAACTGTTCAATCTGGGTCGGCCAATGCTTACGTCTCCATGCTTTCAGTTTTTTAAACATGATGTCCTCAATTGAGTTTTCGGAGGAATGCTTCTTCTCCGAATTTGTAATGACCGACCATTGCCATCTGACCGGTGGCATGGATCAGGTCCTCTACGATGTATGGATCGTGATTATTGGCAGCAATCGCGTAAGCGACTACGCCAATCAAGGACAGTGCCTTATTCGTATTGAGGATTTGCTGTTGAGCAAATACCAGTTCTTCAGGAGAAGCATCATCACTGATCTTCGCTTCGGCGATTATTTCAGCCAAATCAGTATCCATTTCTTCAATCAGCTTGGTGATTTTTGCTCTGTGCTTCTCAAGAAGAGGAAGCAATTCCGGAGGAAGCACTTTCAAATTTTCAACACAACGATCACACATTGCAGTTTACCTTTCCAATTGTTCTGTCTGAGCACAAAAAACTATTGCAGTATTATGTAGATAATCATCAGCACTGCGGCTGCGGTGATCACATATCTCATGACAATGTCCTTAAATGAAAAAAGCCCTGCACATGGCAGGGCTTTCTAAGTTCATTATTTGATTATTATTAAGCAGTAATGGTTGCAGTAACCGTATCGGTTTTTGCACCATCAGCCGTAGTAACGGTGATGACAGAGGTACCGGCAGATACGCCGGTAACAAGACCGGAACTATTGACGGTAGCAACTGCGGGAGTCGCAGAACTATAAGTCACAGCCTTATTGGTGGCATCAGTTGGAGTGAACACAGGTACAAGCTGATGTGTTGCAGCAACAGCAATACTGAAATCAGCACCAAGTTCAACACTGTCTACCGGGATAGGAGGTGGAGTGGTGAAAATCTGGTAATTACCCAGATCAGTAATATTATCAGGGAATGTCGAGAAGGTGTTAGGAGCAGAGTCCTTTGCCTTACCAAGAATTTCCTGAACGTGATGGAAAACCACATGGTTGATGGAGCTTTCCAGTGGATCCGCTGCCTCAATATCAGCATCATGTGCGAATTGGCCAGCTACTACTGTATTTGCAGGAGCAGCATCTGCCAGAGGAAGTACATAGATTTTCTTTTGAGGACGATTAACGTGGACGCGATAAGTAGGCAAAGGATGTTCCTTCCTTGGTTCATGAACTATTGCATCTTAGCAATAAGGCAAGACCCCTTCCATATCTTTGTCAAGCATGATTGTATATTTATTTCCTTCAGGCCATCCATGAATAGTTAGATAATCCTTGATAGGTTGAGGATAACTATTCCACATAGCTCGGATCATAAGATCCAGATAGTTTTGGTCTTTGACCTTTGTGTCCTTAGTGAAACGTGGTTTGTGGAAGCCGAAGATTGTCCCCTTTTTCATACATTTAGGGAATGTATATTCGGTGCTAAGATAAATCGTGCATGCAGAGACACATGCTTTGTCAAAGACAACTAGAGTCTGGAATTCCTCCAATATCTCTGCTGCCTCAATGTATTGATGAACAAGTCCACCATAGTTATCGGTGGACACATACTGATTTTGTGCGGTAACATTACCAGCATAGAGTACACCAATAATTAGTGCTATAATGAACTTCATTTCTGTCTCCTATTTCTTGAGGAATGAGGGAGCCTTATCTCGCAGGATATACTCCAATTGATCTTCATCGATTTCGCCTCCCATGTTGAACACAGAGATGCCATGGGCTTTGGCTATACGAATAGCCAAGGCAGTGCCGCCAATGTCTTTGCCGTCCTTAGTCCAGCAAAGGATAAACTGAACAGGATTAGTGAGATGTTGTCCCATGACCTGATGAGCATTACGTGCATGAAGCTTTCTGGCTCCGGGACTGCAAGCAGCCCAGTTTGGATGGAATTGTTCAGCCATTTTCATGGCTTCAGCAGAAGGAGGAAATAGCATGGATTTGCTTCCATTGAAGGATCCCCAAGGGAGATAAATCTCTTTATTGGTTCCCTTAATCACACCTTTTTCAAAGGCGAGATCAGCACCTTCAGCGCCACCAGATCGCAATTTCCAGCCGAGTTCCTCAGCCAGAGATGCAAAGCCTGTCATCAAATCACAGATATCATTTGGAGTTTCACGGCTTCCTATTCCACAGTAACTCTTTGATTTTGATTGCATTTATATATTCCTGTTTTTCAAAATAAGCTCACAAGCTTTTATGAACATGTCGTAATCGAGATCGTTTTTCATCCGGTTGATGCCATAAGAGCACCACACCACATTTCCGATAACATAACCCTTGGATGGAGTTAGCTTATCCAAAGATGGTGTTGCGAGGTGTGGATGAGTGCCAGCAGGAACAGTAAGAGTGAAATCAATCGGTTCGCCTATATAATGGCAGAGACCTTTTTGATTATTCCATAAATCAATCAGATAATCTGCGGTGAGATTAAATGGTATATTTTCCTGTTTGGCTCTATTTCGATATGAAGCAAGTTTACTGCGAATGAATGTCTCAGCATACTTACGATATTCAATTCTTCGTTCTCGATTGATTGCGTTGAAGCATGTCTTGCATTTCACATTCCAAGAAATGTTACCATTATCTTGGTATTTTTTAATCGGGAAATGCTCACGTATGCCATCAAAGACTTGATGACAAGTATTACATGCTCGTTGATTATTTGGATGGAGATAGTATCGGTTGAGGGTTCTTAATTCCCCAACCGATAAAGATGATATGCTTGTGAGCAATTCATCTTTGGTTTTCATGATGATGGTTCCTTGGTGATATCGAAGCCATGCTTAAGAGCAATGGCTTTGAGTCCATTGATTTCCTTTAACCAACTCTCTGCATGGTTACGAGCTTCTTGCTCACGGTTGTGAGCAATTCTCAATGCATCTTGTGCACGTCTATAGTCACGACGATATACATCACTGAATATTTGGAATTGTTTATCAGTGAGAATTTCTTTCATGGTTTTTTCAGCCATTGAATTTCTCCTGTTGACTGTCGATTTCACGCAGTCGTTTAAGAGTGAATTTGACATCTTCTTCGGACATCCATCCATGGAAGGATGAGGCCATCGGCCTACCAAGAAGATCACGATGACTCACAATGGTTACCGGAATAACCAAACCATTGTCTTGTACTCGGGTTATGTGATTAATTTTCATTCTCAATTTCCTTTTTGCAAATAATAATTTGCTCAAGAGTGAGGGAGTCACGGATTAGGTCTTTCCATTCTGGATGTTCAATACTGATTTTACTTGCTCTCATTTGTTTATCTGTCACCATCTGTTGAAGAGTGACACGGTCGAGAACCCACCAATTTGGAAAGGTTTCAGCATAATATCTATGCCGATTATTCTGAGGCTGTAGGTGAATATATTTCGCCACAGCTTCATTCAATTTATTGATCGTATCACCACGACCATCCTTGCGAACAAATTCTACTGCTGCATCAATCACAGCTTTTTCTTGCTGGTTCATGGCTTATATTCCGATACAGCTTGAGCGAGATCGATAAGCTTTGCAGACATTTCAGTCATCTCATTGAATTCGAGTTGACCTTCTGCATAAGCTATATTGAGAACACGTTCCCAATTCTCTTGGTTCGTGACGTTCATCAAAGCTATGGCAGCTTCGACAATGGCTAATTCTAATCCTGTCATGGCATATCCACCTTGAGTGGGATGACTTCGAAGTCATCCTTGTTACGATCTGCTTGAGGGATAATTGAGATATCTTCGTAGTAATCAGCCTCCCAATCATTACCGGGATGTCCCGGGTCCACACCTCTGCTGGCTACAAACTTACCCATGCAGTAAGTAGTGATGTAAATCTTCGCAGAGCGCTCAGTCATGAACAACCTAGCTTTGTTACTGTCTGGATCAGGTTTGACATGGCTACCACCACGTCCATTTCTACCCTCTGGTTGAGGTATGTAATGACCTGTTGGTAGGTGTTTAACAGCATACCTTATCATGGGTTACTCCATTGGTTCCCTTAGTCAAAATGAGTCAAAAAAGTAGAAATAGATTATAGTCGAGTTGAAACTGACTTCTACTTATTGGACTCATTATTCCTATAAATACTATCGGATTGTAAAATTTAAAGGCATCATCTCCGAAGAGATGATGCCCAAGATATTATTCAGCAGCGACGAGCTTGAGACCAGCATTTGCCATGCTGAACGGGTTGCTTTCGCTGTCAACGACCACCTTGTCATTGACACGACGAATCTGGATGGTCAGCGGCAGTGTGAGAACCGCACCGGGTTCCAGTTTGTCACCCAGTTCCTGAATTTCCTTCAGGAGTTCATTACGTGCCGTCTGAAGAGCAACGAACTCTTCGTTCTGGCCACGGATGTTGATGGGTTCCATGGTGTCGATGGCGAGGCCCAGCGGCAGATTGACGAACTGACCGTTCGCTTCATAACCGATGTTCATCCACGTCTGTGCAACAGGACGATCCTGCTGAGAGCCGTTAGCTGCCGAACGACCAGCAGAAGAGTTGTTGCGTGCGTTGAGTGTGTCGAGAATGCCCATGATAATCTCCTTAATATTTCATGGTTAGGTCGAGGATTATTCCTCTAATAGGAGCGGAGCGACTATGCTTCGCGCACTACCTTGGTTTTGGAAACGATGGCACCTTGCACCGTTTTCCGAACATGTTTTGCTGCGTCTTCAGGACGATCAGCTTCAACGTCCTTGGTGTATTTTTCGCCTTCGAGGACGTAGTGAACACGGAATTTCATTGATGTTTACCTTTCACGTCAGGATGTCTAAACCACAAAAACGCAATGGTTATTAGCTCACTGCATTTTTGAAGTAATTATAGAGGTAATCAAGAAGGGCAATACGTTTTGCCCCGTATTCATTTTTTGGATCCCACCGAAACTGCTCATTACGCCAGTAATTGTAGGATGTTCCCTCAACAGGGAACACCATATCGCCAGAATGATTAGGCCATGTAGCCATTGCCTTTTCCAACCTATCACGTACCTCAGACCACTGAAGTTCTGTGAAGGGTGATTTAACAAAATCACATATGCCTGTTGCTGGTGGTTCTTTGAGTTCAAGCCTAAGCTTGAGCATTTTCAGTTGGTTCAAGATAGCTATGTCATAGCTGTTAGCGCTGAGACTTCTCATGCTTTATATCCGAACAACAAGTAGCACCACCATACAATAGTGGTTGCTACGATGATGAGAGGGAAGAGACCAATAGTTATGGTTCCACCAAATACCCTCATCCTATCAAGAGCACCCATCAACTGTATTAGGTAGTAAGCAGTTGCTAGATGCAGAAGGATACCAGTTGCAACAAGTTGCCAGAATTCCATTACCTTACCTCAAGAGGTTAACGCAGGTATCCCTGCTGTGATTGTTCAAGCAATTGCTCATTCCGTTATTACTTACGGTTAGAGCTATTACGACGAGAAGGGTCATTCCTGCGGTCCATACCGCGAAGTTTGCCTTGAGCATTTCTTTTCCTTTGGTTCAGGATTTCATCAAGTTCTTCCGGAAGTTCTTCTTGATCCTCAATGGGATCATCGAACTTGTAGTCATATTGATGTTTGAGGAGTCTCATGTTTATCCCTTAAAGGCAGATATTACACCAATAATTAGTGCAATAATTACAACGGAAGTGCTGATACAGCCTGCTGCTGTAGTGGTGAGATTGATGGTTATGTCCATACTCGTGATATCATTAGTATTTTACCATCTACGAAGGTACGAATAGTCCAGAGATTACCTTTATAATCTCGAATAATACGTTCGTGTTTTACAACAATCGCACCAAGATTTTTTCCCGCCCAACGATAAAATCTACGTTTGGTGTGTTTATGCGGATACATTCCCGCTATTCTTTTAAAGCCCATTATACTCTCCTAATGGTAATGACTGCACGATAGAGGTTATTCCAATAACCCTCAATGAAGCCAGCAGCCCAATGAAGGTATCCCTTGTACAACAAGGTATTACCGAGATTTCTCTCACCAAGGTGATAGATTTTCCATTCATAATAGTCTGCGATATGTGCACAAGGCACAGGCTTCTGAGGGATCATTTTGGATCAATCCTTGTGTTCGGAGAAGAATTCAATCTCCTTGAGCATATCTTCGAAGGATACTCCTTCAGCGATATTGATGACGATTGCAGCGAGGAAATCCCAGAGAATTTCTTTATGTGAATGTGGTCTCACTGCTTTCAGATAATCTCTGAATTTTCGGAGTTTTTCTCCAAGTTTAGAGTTTTCATTGATTTTTTCTGGATGGATTTCATTTGCCATTTTATTTCTCCATTTTAAGATAATGCTATCTAATAATCTTAGTAGATTATTAACTAGAACTATCTAATTAAGGATTTCGGTCTCCGATTTCTCAGAGACCAATTTGTTATTCAGGGTTATACTTGGTACGAACCTTGTTGATGACAGAGTTAAGTTTTTCATGCTGGTTGGTGAAGTGTTTCTTCAACTGTGCATTATTGTTCAATGCGATTTCCAGTTGTTCAGCCTTGAGTGCATTCTCAAGAGCTACTTCGTTCTGAAGATCGTCATAGAACGTATGCATGTCAGCTGCGGTACGCGCTTCCTGCTTCTGCTTTGCAGTCATGACGAACATGTCGAGCATGTCCAGTCCTGCTGCTACGTTGTCTACGGTTTTGGTAGCTGCATCAGCTACTGTACCGATGGTGTTGAGGACCTTACCGAAGGTCTGAGTGATGGATGATGCCATGATGATGTGCTCCTTAAGCTGCGACTAGAAGGAGCGGAGCGACTGAATGGGGGTACCCATGGTCAGTGTATAGGGGGTGTACCCGGGGGGTACTTAAGTTTATGGGGCTTGCGCCCCAGTGTACCCTACCCTCTGACATCTGTAAGACTATCATCTACTGGATTACTAATATAATATTAGTGAGGCCCAAGGGGGAAGATTTGAACTTCCATATACCAGATAGGAGCTACCTACCCGGGGTTCTACCAGTTGAACTACCCTTGGTTATTTGTCTCCAAAAAATATATGCACAATAATCTATATAAGGATTACTTAAGTAATGTTATTCCTTACAAACCTGCTTTATCTTGCAAAGATTTAAGCGAAAGGAAGTCTGCTTTCGAGATAGGAAGAGGTGTATTACGCCATTCCCAATGTACAATGGAAAGTGCATGATACTCCATAAGCCGTGCTTCATGCTTTGCTACGTGAGGCGTTAGTTTATTTACGTTTGCCTCTTCGTAAAAACGTTTAGCATGTATGTATTCTTGACGGTGCTCAGTTAACGTAAGTTCATTAGACATAATATTATTCTCCTAATGTGTCTTGCTCATATTGAATACTACCTGCGGATAGATATCCTTCTGTAATTATACGACTACAAATGAAGACTACTTTATGTTTATGAAACACATAACAAAAACCATATTCAGAATAATCATATTCCATGTCTATCATTCCTTGAAGTTAATAGTGAGAGCTTTGAGTATTCTGCTTATACCCCTTGGACTGCTACCGGTAACAATCCCACATGCCCATAGTTCATCTGCGTGCAGCACAGAGTGGCTCTCTACTAGGTGTGTATGACGCCCTAATGCGTTTCGTCCAATAAGGACTCATCAGATACACTTTGATTAAATTGGTGCCGGGGGTGAGACTCGTGAATGAGCATCCTTGAAAGGAAGATCAGCCACCCTACTCACACTATCTCCGTTGTTCACAGAACCTCTTGCCTTGTGCTTGGGCTACCCCGGCTATCATCCATTATTCATGGACGAATTAATATTAGTGGAAGTAATTTTCCCCTCACTTCGTTCGGGGAGTAGTTTATTTCTTTGGTTCAACCGATAGGTTCTATCCACTCTTCGCAAGAAGGAATGGCAGAAGGACCTTTGACACCACAACAAAAACAATGAGACTGAGGTAAACCACGGTAGCCATTCCCCCATGCCACATAGAAAACATGTCCAGAGATGGAGCATTTAAGTTCACGGAAAAGTTGTTTCCATGAAGGACGAACTGCTTTGTTTTGAACATGATGAGGAGGTTTCATTTACAACCATACTATTCAGTTGGGGTGAAGCCATACTTCTTTTGAAGCTCGGTAGGGGTGCTCATCTTATCAAGATCAGTGGCTTTATGGAGACGAGACTCCTCATAGGGGAACCAAGGTGTCTGGGTACCCATGGGATGATAGGCTGGGAGGACCTTCCCCGAGGCGGTTTCCCAAGTGGTCAACTCGCTAATGGTCCATAGATAGACGACACCGAAGTCGTTGACAAATATTACTCGATCACCGACTTTATATTTGTGAGTACGATTACGAAAGTAATCAAGAAGCTTTCTGATCATGGAGGGTTTCCTTAATAGAACGAGGCCAGCACCGCTAGGGAACCCTGCATCAGACATGCTGGCCTCTACCATCCACAGGATGGATTTGAAATAGATTGACATCACTGACTGGATTTGAACCAGCGACCTTGTGCGCACATGCTCTACCGGGCTGAGCTACAGCGATGTCGTTCCGGGTATTGTCTTAACACCCTACACGGTGGCCTACCGTGATTAGCAATGTTCTTCGAACCAATGTTCGAGCAGAGTGTACGCTCCTTCGGGGGCGTCTTCAAAGAGAGCCTGCATCTCAGACTCTTCACCAGCAGTGGCGACCTCCATGGCCTCATCATCCAGAGAACCAAACCAAGCATCAATAGCCGGTAGATCTACACCGGGATAGCGAGCCTCATAGGTTGCCGTGAAGTCTGCATACTCTTCCTTGATCTGGTCTTCGCCGCGATCTCGGTTAAGTCCGCCGTAGTCTAACGTTATGGCGAAACAAGCTTTGTATATGTTATCAAACATAACCCATCTCCTTGAGCATCTTACCTAGGAGATGCCATATTGTAAGTGCCTGCCTCTTGTGTCCGTGGACATGGGCAGTTCGTGTTTCACGAACGAAGTCAGGCTTACGAAGAACCTTACCATCATAATGGCCGATAGTAGGATCAAGAGAGCTACCATCGTTTGCTATGTGCATACGCCCTAGCTCTGTAACCTTTTGGGTTACGGCTGAGTGAAGCTCAATCCTGATTACTATCATAATCTTTCTCCAGAAATTAAATAGGCAGGTCACATGAAATGCCTCGAATTGAACGAGGTAGCCACTTCATAACATGTATGCTGGCCAGCTAAGACCCACCCTTGACCTTCCAGCAATGTACTGGACTATACAAATGACCCCGGTTCAGGGTTACCTGCCATTATGTCCTAAGCAGGGGATCGGAGTATTCTGATCACCGTCAGACTACGAGAACGAGGTTGAGTATAAGGCCCAGAACCAAGGCCAAGGGGTATACCCGTCATTACTCGGGTAACCCAATTTAATTAGAAGAGTAAGGTTTACTATCCCCCGCATAACGTACTGGCTTGCAAGACGCACGCTCCTATAAGGGAACAAGGTTAGGACGTTGTTAAAGCGCGCTTGTCCACACGAGCCTTACTCATCTAATTAAATTATAAACAGGTGGGGTTGGAATTGAACCAACGTAGCAAGGGGTATGAACCCAAGCGTCAACCAACAGACACCCACCTGCCGAGATCATTCCCCCACGGCAGCAGAGAGGAAGATCGTCTACCCCCAGCAGGTCGCTCTACTGGGTATTCAAAAAAGAAAGGGGAAGAAGGAAATGGCAGGAACCTTCTTCCCCAGACATCCAGAGGCGGGGACGACTGGATGTATTACAGAGCGTTCTTGAACAAGCTTGCAGCCTTGAACTTCACGCTCGTTGATGCAGCAATCTGGATTTCCTCACCGGTGGCCGGATTACGACCTACACGGGCTGCACGTTCAGACGTGCTGAACTTACCAAAGCCCGGGATGCTGACTTCGTTACCAACAGCCACTTCGGACTTGATGGTTTCGAAGCCCTGCTTCAGAACCTTTTCAACTTCAGACTTGCTGATACCGAAATGTTCCGAGACGGTGGACACAACGTTTGCGAGGGTTGTCATTATAATGTTTCCTTATTGCTGGGTTATTATCCGATTATTCGGATAATCTTTAGAATGGCTATTGCACAGGTGTATCGTCAATGATTTCAAAACGACCGTCTATGAATTCACTTTTTGAGTGAACCCAGACAGATTGATCATCTTCGGATCGATAAACAACCATCTCTGTCATATCAACTGTGGCGGGTTCAAGTGTATTGGTTATCCAATTATCGGCCTGAAGCTTTGCTGTTGCAATAACGGTGTAAACGCCACCACGCTTTACATGCCTATAACGTGCACCTTCTGTAAGTGATCGAGAAAAGAAATCTTTGTTGATTGCTTGTTCAGCCTCGCCACGATTGCGATGCAGACCCAAAGGCTGACCGTCTACAAAGGTACAGACAGGATGTTTACGTTCTGTATTAGGATCGATGTTGAAGGTGATGGTATACCGAAGATTACCCTTCATGATTACTTCAGACATTACTTGTATCCATTATTAATGAAATCAATTACCGTAGGTAGAACCTTTTCCAGACTGTATTGTCCGATATCAGAATCTTTATCACGGAGAGCGATTGCTAGTTGAAATGCGGGTAGCATACGAAGTTCTTCCTCGTAGCCGTTTTCTTTAGCACGGAGCCAAGCTTCTTGAACCAAGTACATAAGCATGGCGGTATCCTTTAAGGAGTGAGATTATTCAAGAACGCACTACTGAAAGTGGGTCCATCGAAGCGATGTTTATAATCTGGAGAAGGCATCATTTGTACCATTTGAAAAAACAAATCACTTGTTCTAACAATAAGGTACTCATGGACTTCCAGCATCCATTGATGATCAAAGTAGATAGGACCGTGTCTTACCTTTCGATAAATATCCTCGGGTTTTGTTGGATCCACAACTAGAACTCTAACACGATCATTGCGTCTATTGACGCTATTGATCCTACGTACAATGCCATCATACGCTTGTTGCGTACATATGATTACGCCGCCTGTGTCTTCTGCTGCTGCCAGCATAGTCTGTGTCCTTCCCGATCCACGGGAAAGTTTTTCATGGACTTCTATCCCAGTCATTGCTGCCGATAGAGAACCGTAAGGATCAAATAGTTTCATGGAGGTTCTCCTAAAAATGAAAAGGGAGCCAAGGCGGAATCACTTCCTTGGCTCCCCCTTCTACAGGGTAACTGTGACGAAACCCCTGTAGGTCTCTGAAAAATTTAGGGAACCAAGCCCTTTATCATCCACGAAAGGATTTAGCTTCTTGGTTCCCAAGGACTGATGAACGCTGATGATGGTAATCTCACGGAGGTGTTCACTGGTTAATTCCAGACATCATCCTTCCCCCTCGCTACATACGCTACCTTTTACGCTTCATCATTCCTAAACTGGCTGGCTCTCTTGGACTCGAACCAAGGACATCCAGATCCAAAATCTGACGCTCTACCACTGAACTAAGAGCCATTGGCTGGAAAGCCCGGACTCGAACCGGGAACCACCTGATTAACAGTCAGGTGCTCTACCATTGAGCTACATTCCAATAGACACACCTCCCCCATTTATCCCTATCTATATAATAAGAATATTAATGAGTTTGAT